TTTATGGTAAGAAGAAGTTCAATACAAATTGATGAAAGGACATATCACTAATGGCAGTAGACCCTTTAAAAAAATTACCTAAGAATAGAGCCTTACAATACAAAAAAGAAAGTATTGAACAAGGAAAGGGAGTAAAATTATATGATGTTGATTTTGCAATCGCAGAACATATGATTGATACTGTATTACCTACTGTTGAAATATTCCAAGAAAAACAAAAGATACCAGTTGTATATGGTAATCCTGAAAGATGGAAATCAGTACAAAAAGATGGATTTTTAAGAGATAAAAAAGGAATGTTGCAAATTCCTTTGGTAATGTTTAAAAGAAATTCTATTGAAAGAAATGATGCACTATCAAATACAATGAATAGACATGTATCTTATCCATCGGTATCAAGATATTCCAAAAAACATAGATACGATAAATTTTCAGCAATGACTTCTACTCAAAAACCAGTTGAATTGTATGATATCGTAATACCTGATTATGTTACTTTAACTTATGAAGTAATCATTTGGACTGATTTTACAGAACATATGAATAAAATCGTAGAAGCATTTCAATATGCAACAGATGAATATTGGGGAGATAAAACAGGTTTTAAGTTTAGAGTAAAAATTGATAATTTTGATAATACAACCGAAGTAAGTGAAGGTTCTCAAAGAATTGTAAGAACAAATTTTACAATGGCAGTAAATGCTTATCTATTACCAGAACAATTTGATAATGAGAGTACTCATAAAAAATCAATATCACCAAAAAAGGTAGTTTGGGGGTTAGAAACTGATTTAACTGGTTTAGCTGGTGGAAATGTAACAAACTCAACACTAAAAAAGAATTTAATTAACGAATATTCAGATGCAATTGATTTTTTATCAGTTAGAGGTTCAAAACAAGGTTCATTTGTTGATGCAGATACAATGAAAATAACGAGTGTAGAGCAACCAAAATTACCACCTGAACTAATCGGTACATTTAATGAAGATGAGTGGTATAGAGTGTATATAAATGGTGTTTTTATACCTAAAACAAAATATAATGTAGTGTACCAAGATGATACAGATGAAGTTTATTTCAATTTTTCAACTGGTTCAGTTTCGGTAGGTGGTGTTTATCCTGATGATTTACAATCAACTTCAAATGATTTAGGTTATATTTTAGAAAATGATGATGAATTTGGTGTAACTGGTAAATTTATAGAATTATAACAATGGCAATAAAGGATTTAGTTAGAATATTAAAACAAGTACACGAACCAGATGAGTATCGATTATCAGCACATGATATGAACCATTCGTTATATTGGATATGGAAACTCAATGATGGAAAGTTGAAAGATTTAGATTTAGAATTAAGAAGTTTTAGACCAGAACATGCTCGTTTTGATATATTTATTAATGGACAATATGTTTTAGAAAATGATTATATTTTTGAACACTCTGGTAGTAAATTATTAATCAAATTTAAAAAAGCTAATTTTGATTATAATTTAGAAGAAAGTGATGATATAAAAATAGAGGGAGATATACAAGTAGGATGAGTTCAAAACCAAAACCAAATGTAGTAACTCCTTTTGATGATAAACAAAGGTTTAAGAATCTTGTATTGGAAGTTTTTGAAGATATGGAATCATTTTCACATATACCAGATTCTATTAGTTTAGATGGTGTTTTATTTACTTTAACACTTTCTAATAAGAAATTTGTATATGAAGAAATAAAAGTAGATAATAGTTCAGATTACATTGATGTTTATTTACAAGGCATCAAAAAAACATCAGATATCTACTCGGTTACTGATAATGGAACAGATATAGTAATTAATTTTACTGAAAGTATTACACTTTCTCCTGAAGATATAGTGAATACAGATTTTTCAGTAAAAGGAAAGATAGTGAGTAGATAAGAATGGCAACATTAATTCAAAGTAAACAGATACAAGGAGTTGTAACCGCATCGGTAATCGAGGGGGATTTCGCTGTAAACGCAGGTTCGGTTAACTTAGCAGCTGCAAGTGGTGTAACTGGTTCATTTAGTGGTTCATTCGTTGGTGATGGTAGTGGAATACAAGGAATAGATTATTCTCAAATAACGAATACACCAGTATTTCTACCAGGTAATAATATAACAATCACATCTGGTAGTAATATCATTACTATAACTTCAACTGCAAGTGGTGGTGGTTCAAATGAATCTTTAAACTCATTTACTGCATCTTATTATACTGATTCTGCATCATTTGATTCACGAATTGTAGGTATTTCTTCAAGTGGTAGTGGTGCTGATTGGAGTACTAATTTACAAAATATTCCAAGTGGAATTGTAAGTGGTTCTATTCAAGTTTTAGGTGGAACCGATATAATCAGTAGTTCTGCTCAAATATCATCTTTAGGATTCCTAACATCATCTCATACAGATATATCATCTTTAAATGATTATACATCATCAAATGATTTAAGATTAACTAATTTAGAATCAACAACTTCTTCATTAGATACAAGAATTACTCAATTATCAAATTCAACTGGTTCTTATGAAACTGTTGGTAGAGGTATTATAAGTGGTTCAGAACAACTTCCAAGTGGATTATTTAGTGGTTCACTTGTAGCTGGAGAAAATATAACAATTAACCAAGATGGTGATAACTTTATAATCTCATCTTCGGCAAGTGGTGGGGGTTCTGTACCAGCAGGAACCATTAGTGGTTCACAACAAATAACAGATTTAGGGTTTATCAGTTCATCGCATACTGATATTACATCTTTAAACGAATATACTTCATCTACTGATGAAAGATTATCAAACATAGAAGCAGCAACTGGTTCTTATTTAACATCAGAAACAGATTCACAAACACTTTCGATAAGTGGAGACCAGTTAACAATTTCAAGTGGAAATACTGTAACCATTCCAACTGGTAGTGAATTACCTGGTGGAACAATTAGTGGTTCAGAACAAATTACTGCATTAGGATTTACAAGTGGTTCACATTCTGATGTAACTTCATTAAATACTTTTACAAGTTCAATACAAACTGAAGTAGATGTATTAAGTGCAGCAACTTCTTCATATCTAACATCTTTAGATAGTGGTATTATAAGTGGAAGTCCTCAATTAACAGATTTAGGTTTCTTAAGTGGTTCTTTATTACCAGGTACAAACATTACAATCAACTCTGGTAGTGATGGATTCTTTATTAGTTCTTCAGCAGGTGGTGGTAGTACAAGTGTAACTGTTTCTGATTCAGCACCAGGTTCTCCATCAGAAGGAGATTTATGGTGGAAATCGGATGATGGTAACCTCTATGTTTATTATGATGGATATTGGGTAATATCAATTGATACTACAAATGCTTTACCAAGTGGTGTAATTAGTGGTTCACAACAAATTACCGATTTAGGATTTATCAGTTCATCACATACTGTAATTGATTCATTAAATGCTTATACTGCATCAAATGATATTAAGATTTCTAATTTAGAATCAACAACTTCTTCATTAGAACAACGAATTGGACAAATTGAATCAAATACAAGTTCATACGAATCACATTCTGATTTAAGTTCATTAAATACATTTAGTTCATCAATACAAACTGAAGTAGATGGATTATCAGCACAAACTTCATCTTATTTAACAACATTACCAAGTGATTTAGTTAGTGGAAGTTCTCAATTAACTTCTTCATACGATACAAGATATGCATTAAGTGGTAGTGGTGGTTCTATTCCAAGTGGAACTGTAAGTGGTTCATCACAATTAACTGCTTCATACGATACAAGATATCAATTAAGTGGTTCATCTATTCCTTTTGATGGAAATAGAATTGTATCACAAGAAAAATTACCAACGATGTTTACTTCATCGTTTAATCCAGGTACAAGTGGTTCTGTTGTAGATTTCTTAAATGCAATATTTTATCCAAACACACAACCATCAATTACAAGTGGTAATCAAACGATTTCTGAATATAGTGCAAGTTCATCTCCTATATTCACATTAGAAGCAACAGACCCTGAAGGTCAATCACTTACTTTTGGAACTGCATCTGATTATACAGATGATTTAGTTAGAGTTGCATCAAATGGTGTTGTAACTTTAAATGCATTGGCAGAATCATCTTCATTTAATACTGATTTAGTTGGTGGTTCACATGGACATACATTTACTGCAACTGCAACTGATACATTTAATTCAGTAGTTGAAAAAGATATAACAATATTTGTAACTCCAAACGAAGCACCGATATTTAGAGAAACTTCAGTAAGTGGTAACCAAATTACAAGTGTAAGTTCAAATTTAAACGAAAGTTCAACAAATGGAACATTAGTAAAAAGAATATTCTTTACAGATGATGAAAGTGATACAATTACAATTGATTCTTCATCAATATCTCCATTTGACCACTTTACAATAACAAAATATTCAACTTATGTTGATATAACACAAAATACAGGTTCACTTAATTACGAAGTAGACCCATTATATACTTTTAGTATTAGTGCATCTGATGAACATTTCCAAAATGGACAAGATTCTGATTCAATATCAGTTTTACCAATATCAATTAGTGTTGTAGATAATGCAACTCCAACTGTAAGTAACCAAACTCTTTCATCTATAAATGAAAATAGTTCAAATGGTGCAGTAGTTGGTTCTATATCTGCAACTGATTCAGAAGGAAATACAATAACATTTACAAACTTTAGTTTATATAGATTAGAATTAGATAATGTCTTAGTTAGTAGTAGTTCTTATGGTGGAACTTCACAATTAACAGACCCACACGAAAATCCATTCCAAATGGATTCATCTGGTCAAGTAACTCGTAAGACAGGAGTTTACTTAAATTCTGATTTAATAAACGAATATCAATATACTGTCGAGGTTAGAGATGCATACAACAATAACTCTAACCCAGCGATAGTTACTATACCAATAGATGATGATACACCAGCAACTTTAACAGATAACTTTGATAATTTATTCATAAAAGAATCTGAAACAAGTGGTACAACTATAAAAACAACAAATTATGGTTCTACAACTGCTGATTTTAATTCAAATCAAGCTGGAACATTTACATCATCTAATCCAGCAATTTTAATTAATGGTAGTGGTAACTTATCATTGAATGTAGACCTAAGTGGTTCAGTAACTCAAAGTGGAGAAACAATTGATTCTACAATTACATTTACAAATTCATTTAGTACAACAACTACTCAAGCAATTAGTGTAGAAGTTGTTCCAAATCACCACCCAAGTGCTTCATTTACATTACAAAATTCAAATCTAAATACAAATTTAGCAACAACAAATACAAACATGGTTCTTGTTTCGATAACGGACACAGAAGGTGATACTCCTTATTCTGCTTCTTTATCTGGTACTGATGCAGGAAAGCTTAATATCAATTATACAAACTCAAATTCATCATCTCTGTACATTAGAGCAAATGAGAACTTATCTGCAGGAACCATAACTTATAACCTGAGAGTAACTGATGCTTATAGTGAAGTTTCAGATTACACAGGTCAAACAATCCCTATCAACCAAGCTGATACGGGTACACTTGGTGGGGATACAACATCATATTTAATAGAATCAACAAGAAGTGGTTCAGTTTTAAGAGATGCAAGTGGTTTTGAAGCAGGAAATGCTTCACAATTGACTGTTTCATATTCTGGTTCAGATGGAACTCCATCTGTACAATCATTTACTTCATCAAATGCAGCTATTGATATTGATAATAGTGGTAATCTAACACTTGCAGTTGATTTAAGTGGTTCTGCCACATCTTCGGGTGATACAATATCATCTGATATCACATTCTCTGATAACTATGGTAATGTTGGTAGTGGTAGTTTAACTGTAAATGTATTTGCAAACTCACATCCAAGTGCCTCGTTCACTAATAATACTGGAGTTTACAATACAAACCAAGCAACATCAAGTGCATTGATGGTTTCATTAACAATTACAGATGAAGAAACAGATACTCCATTCAGTATGAGTTTAAGTGGAACAGATGCAAGTAAATTTAATATAGAACCACAAAATTCAAACACTTCTTCAGTTCAATTAACTGCAGAATCTGATTTTGCTGGTGGAACTTATTCATATACTGCTTCAATCTTTGACCAATTTGGTGAAACTTCACAATATGAAAGAGAAATTACAATTGCTGAAGCAGATTTAGGAACTTTAACAATAAATGGAACATTCTATATTATAGAATCAGCAACAAGTACTTCTTTAATTAGAACAAACTCAAATGGTAGAACTGGTACACAAGGTGATTTAGGAGTTTCTTACTCACCAAACTATGGTTCACAAGTTGTACAAGAATTTACATCATCAAATGCATTAATTGCAGTAAATTCAAGTGGTAATTTATCTGTTGGTACAAATATAAGTGGTAGTGGTAATGTTAGTGGTGATACAATTAACTCAAATATAACTTGGGCAGACCAACATGGTAATGTAGGTAGTGGTTCAATATCAGTTAATGTAACTACAAATAATGCACCAACAACAAGTTCAATTTCAACACAATTTGAAAATACAAACCAAGCAACTGGTTCATCACAATTATTAGAATTAACAATTTCTGATGAAGAAAGTGATTCTATACCGAATAGTGGATTAACATGGTCAAGTTATAACTCAACTTACTTTGTAGCATCAGTTGCAACACCATACATGAGATTAAGTGTTAATAATACATCAGTTCCGAGTGGAACATATCCATGGGAAGTAACATTAGAAGATGTACATGGGTTTAGAACAAGAGTAATAAGTGGTTCATTAGTAATATCTCAAGCAGATACTGGTACACTTAGTGGTGATACTGCAGTTTATGCAATCGAATCTGCATTAAGTGGTTCAGTATTGAGAGATGCTACTGGATTTGGAAATGGAAATGCATCCGATGTTGATGTTTCATACTCACCGGCATATGGTTCACCAACTGTTCAATCATTTACTTCATCAAATGCTGCAATTGCAATTGATAGTAGTGGAGCAATGACATTAGCAGTTGATTTAAGTGGTTCGGTAACACAAAGTGGAGATACTGTATCTACAACAATAACTTTTGATGACCAATATGGAAATGTTGGTAGTGGTTCGGTAACACTTAATGTGTTTGGTAACTCATCACCAGCAGCTTCATTTGTATCATCATCAAACTACGAAAGTGATAATGCAACAAGTGGTTCTGATGCAGGTACCTTAACAGTAACAGATACAGAATCTAATTCACCATTTACAATTACACTTGCAGGTACAGATGGTGGTAAATTTGATGTAAGTGGTTCATCATCACCATTTGAAATACAACCAACAGGTTCACTTGAGGCAGGAACATATACAATTGATATAACAGTACAAGATAGTTACTCAGAATCAATAACTTTATCAAGTGAAACAATAATAGTTGACCAATCATCAAATACAGGTGAAGTATATATTTATTATTCAAACTATGCATCTGATGTGAATTTATCATCAGCATATAACGCAGTAATGGGTGCAAGTACTCTAAATAGTGATACTCCACCTGAAGTAACTGCTTATACTGCAAATACGGCATCACCGTATTATAAAATTAAAACATCGGTTGGTGATAGTTCATACTCACTTGCTGGTGGTAAAACAATGACACTCGCAGCCACTATAAGTGGTTCGGATTTTCCAACAATTGTATCTCAATCAGCAGCTGCAATGAGTTGGGCAAGTGGTGTACAAACTGTGTTTGTTATACCAAGTGGTTCAAGTATGACAAATGTACCAACTTCTATGAGAGATTCAACAGGAGGAAGTACTGCAGGAGAATATGTATTAGTAGAATATGCAGATGGAACATCTGCACCTCTAGGGGGAACTAACTCAACAATTCACACTTTAGATGTTGATGGAACACAAGGTGGATTTGATAAGTGGTTCGTTTTAGGAGCAGGAGCAAATAATAGTGCAACCAATATGAGGTTAAAAGTAATACCAAGTAGTGGTTCAATAGGAGCATTTTAAATGATAGGAATATAATATGCCAAGTATAAGTTCAAAATTAAGTTTAACATCAGCAGCGATAACCGCGAACACGGCTCTTGCAGATGTAGATTATATTAGAGGTGCCTTTAAGGTATATTCATCCTCTGATTTATCTGGTATCGCTCCGAGCTATTTTTCGGATGGACAGATAATCTATGTCGAAGATAGTGGTTCATTATATAAAGCTAATGTTCAACTTGCTAATTTTATTGATGTATTTGAAGATTCAGTATCTTTTTCAGCTTGGTCATTTGATAGTGGTTCATTTGTAAGTGCTTCTTTTGATGGAGTTGCAACACTAACATTCTTTGGACAAGATATTGAAGGTTCAAATAGAGTATCAATGTCTGTTGATTTATCTGCATTAACTGGTTCTGGTGGAGGTGGTGGAAGTGGTGATATTACTGCAGTATTCACATCAGATGAAGGTATTATTGGTGGTTCATCAAGTGGAAATGTTGTACTTGAATTAGACCCAGGAGATGGTATTGTTTTAAATTCAAATGGTATAAACGTAAGTACAGGCTCTACACATTTTATTGGTGGAGTACAAAAAGTAGAAATTGATGGAGATACTTTTTAGTATTAAAAAGATATTTTCATATTTATATAATATAAACACTATATAGTGTTTTATAAGGGTATATACCCGTTGAACAATATGTTTCAAACACTTTTTAAATAAAGGTTATATAAAAAAAAACAAATAATTAATTAACAAAAAAGGAAAAAATTAAAAATGGCACAAATTATTAAACACAGAAGAGGTAATCTCGAAGGTGTAGCAACGGCAACTACAAGAGCTGGTGAACTCCTAGTAGTTACCGGTTCATCTGGTTTAGGAACAATCGCGAATGGTGATAGTTTAGTATTTGTTGGTATTGATGGTTCAACGGCTACACCTGTAAATAAAATATTACAAGGGACAACCGTACCAGATTTAACTGGTGGAGACTACAACACTCATGTTGATGGTATCCCTTTCTATGATACTGATGATAATAAACTTTATATCCTTAACAAAGGTGGAAACATCGAAGTTAAAGCAAGTCCTGAAACAGGTGGAACAGGAATAGTATCAGGTTCATCACAAGTTTCTTTTACAGATTTATCTAACTTATCAGCTGGTATAGTAAGTGGTTCAAGTCAAATAGTACTGAATGATGCAGATAAAACAGGATTTGATACTGATGATGTATCTGAAGGTACAAACTTATATTTCACTAATGATAGAGTTAAGGCAAGATTAGATGCTGAAACCGTAATTAGTGGTTCATCACAAGTAGATGGTACAACAATTTCAAACAACACAATTTCAATTGCTGGTAATTCAACTGCTTTAGGTGGTTCAATAACTGCAGCAAAAATTTTAGAAGGAACAGGAGTTCACTCTGGTTCAGCTCAAGTTGTTTCAGCACTTTCTAACCAAGCAACCGATTTCGGTACTGGTAGAGTAAGTGGTGATGACTTTGGTGATGTAGATGGAGGTTCAACTTTCACTGGTTCATTCGAAGGTGATGGTAGTGGATTAACTGGCTTAGCAACTGATTTAACAATTGGTGGTGATAATGGTTCTGACGATACAGTTTCACTTTCAAGTGGTACTCTTAACATCGTTGGTACAAGTGGAGTAACTGAAACTACGGTAACTAATGACCAAATTGCAATCGATATAGTTGATAACCCAACACTTACTGGTAATGTTTCTATTACTGGTAACTTAAATGTACAAGGTACAACTACAACAATTAACTCAAATACATTAGATGTAGGTGATAATATTATTAACTTAAACTATGGTGGTTCATCTGTATATGCAGGTTTATATGCAAATGATGCAACTGCACCAAGTACTGTTTCAGGTTCAATTCTTTGGGATGGAACAAATGACCAATGGATTGCAGGACAAAGTGGTTCAGAAGTTAAAATATTATTAGCAAATGGAGACGGTGTTGTATCTGGTTCTTCTCAAATCACATTCGCTGATTTAGCAAGTTTACCAGGTGGTATTGTATCTGGTTCAGGTCAAGTAGTATTACAAGATGCTGATAAAACTGGATTTACAGGTGCTAGTTCAATCACAACTTTAGGTACTATATCAACTGGTGTATGGAATGGAACTGTTATTGATAAAGCATATTTAGATGATGAGGTATTAAATGCTTCATTAAATGCATATACTGCATCAAATGATACAAACCAATCTGCACAAGATACAAGATTAGACCAATTATCTGCATTTACAAGTTCTGTAAGTGGAGATTTTGTAGACCAATCTGAATTAGCAGCAGCAACAGGTGCACTTGAAACTGCAGATTCTGCTTTAGAAGCAAGAGCTGATAATTTAGAATCATATACAAGTTCATTTGCAAGTGATACTGTAACTTTAACTAACAAAACTATTGATGCTTCAAATAACACTATTTCAAACATTGCAAATTCATCACTTACTAACGATGGAATTACAATTGCAGGTGTTGATACTGATTTAGGTGGAGCAATTACTTATGAAACAATCGCAGGTGGTAGTGGAACAATATCTGGTTCAGCACAAGTTGTTTCTTCATTATCAAATCAGGCAACTGATTTCGGTACTGGTAGAATTAGTGGTGATGATATAGGTAATGTTGCAGGTGATACTACATTTACTGGTTCATTTAGTGGTGATGGTTCAAGCTTAACTGGTGTTGCTAGTACATTAGATATTAGTGGTTCAACTGGTAATGGAAGTGTTTCACTTAAAACACAAGATTTAAGTGTTGTAGGTACGGCAAATGAAATTGAAACTTCAGTTTCAGGTCAAACTATAACAGTTGGATTACCAAATGATGTAACAATTGGTAACAACCTTACAGTAGGTGGTAATCTTGTAGTAGAAGGAACAACAACAACTGTTGATTCAACTCAAGTAACAATTGGTGATAGAATCTTAGAACTTAACTACGCACAAGGTGCTGGAGATGCTGGTTTATTAGTAACTGACGTTGATGGTACAACTGTAAGTGGTTCGTTTTTATGGGATTCTGCAACTGATAAGTGGGTTGGTGGAGCATTAAGTTCTGAAAAAGAATTTGCGAGATTAGATTCTTCTCCAACTTCTAATACAGTTCTTAAGGCTGATGCTAATGGATTATTAGTTGATTCATTGATTACTGATGATGGAACAGATGTAACAATTAGTGGAACTGCAGAATTGAGAATCAATGCTGCAACTGCTAACTCGTTTGTTTACTTTGATTCAAACAAATCACTTGAATCAGTTGCGGCTTCAACTGCTGGTGATGTAATTCAATGGAATGGTTCATCATTCGTTGCAAGTAACGAGATTGATGGAGGTACATTCTAATAAGAATTTACTTAAATAAAATTAATCCTCCTTGGTAACTTGGGGGATTTTTTTTATACTTTTTATTTTTTTATATTTATATAGGTGGAAGAATAGTATATTACATAACCAAAATTTAGGTGCAGTATATTTATAAGTAATATAAAAAGGACAATATAATTAAATGGCTTATACATTAAAATTTAGGAGAGGTACCTCATTTACAGACCCTCAGTTAGCAGAACCGTTTTTTAACACAAATAGTGATACACTACAAGTTGGTGATGGTTCTTCTAATATTACACTAGTAAAACTTGGTTCAAATACTGCTGGTGATATTACATTTACAGGTGATGTTAATGCCGATAATTTAACTTTATCAGGTGATGCAAATATAACTGGTAACATTATACTTGGTGGTAATATAACTTTAGGTGATAGTGGTAGTGATGAAATACAATTAAATGCTAGTTTAAGTGGTTCTTTAATACCTGATAGTCCTAGTGTATATGATATAGGTTCTTCAACACGAAAATATAAAAATTTATATGTTGAATCTGCTTCAATAGAAAATCCATCTTTCCCAGGCTCTGGTTTAGTTTCTACATCACAACAAATTGATGATTTTGGATTTTTACAAGTAGGTGGAGATGGTGTATTTAGTGGTTCATCTCAAGTAACACTAAATGATGCCGATAAGACAGGATTTACAGGTGCCAGTTCAATTACTACGGTTGGTACAATTTCAACAGGTACTTGGCAAGGTACTATAATAGATAAAACATACTTAGATACTGAAGTATTAAACACTTCACTAAATTCATATACTTCTTCAAATGATAATAATATTACAAATATTCATTCCACAACTGCATCATTTGAAGATAGATTAGACCAATTATCAACTGAAACTAGTTCTATAACAACTGAACAAGCAGCACAAGATGTGAGGTTAGACCAACTTTCAGCTGAAACTGGTTCTATAACAACAGAACAAGCTGCACAAGATAGCAGATTAGACCAACTTTCAACTGAAACTGGTTCTATAACAACAGAACAAGCTGCACAAGATAGCAGATTAGACCAACTTTCAACTGAAACTGGTTCAATTGAAAATGAACAAGCTGCACAAGATGTAAGGTTAAACCAATTATCCACAGAAACAGGTTCAATTGAAAATGAACAAGCAGCACAAGATTCAAGATTAGATAATGTAGAAATATTTACATCTTCTATTGATATAAACATTTCAAATATTCATTCTACAACTGCATCATTTGAAAGTAGATTAGATTTACTAAGTGATGTATCTCATTCACATTCTAATAAAACAGAACTTGATACAATTAACCAAAATTTATCAACAACATCAGATGTAACATTTAATACTGGTTCCTTTACTGGTAATATGACAATTACTGGTGATTTAACAGTTTTAGGTTCTTCAACAGAAATTTCTTCAACAGAATTAAGAATTGAAGATAAATTAATTACAGTTGCAAGTGGTTCGGCAGATTCAGCAGCTGCAGATGGAGCAGGATTAGAGATTGATGGAGCAGGAAAATCATTAAAATGGGACCACAACACATCTCAATTTGTATTAGATGCAAAAGTAAGTTCATCGGTAGGATTTAAAGGAGAAGGTGGAGAACTTACAGGTATAGATACAGACCAAGTAACTGAAGCAGGAAATCTTTATTATACTGATGCAAGAGTAAAACAAAAAATGACTGATGAAGTTGCACACTCTGGTTCATTCCTTGGAACTGCAACAACATCAAATTTAGATGAAGGAACAAATTTATATTGGACAGAAACAAGATTTAGTGCATCTTTAGATGATAGAGGAGTATTAAGTGGTTCTGCTCACATAAATGATTCTTTAAACTCTTATACTGCATCAAACGATACAACTAATACAACTCAAAATAGTAGATTAGACCAATTATCCACAGAAACCGGCTCTATATCCACAGAACAAGCTGCGCAAGATAGTAGATTAACAAATATAGAAGCAAATACTGGTTCTTATTTAACAACTGTTGATATTTCTGATGATACAAACTTAGCTGTCTCTGATACAAGTACAGTTAATATGACTTTAAGTGGTGATACACTTTCTGCTGATGTAATAGGTGGAGTTGTATCTGGTTCAGAACAATTAAGTGGTACATTTTTATCAAAATTAGGAGATAGTGTTGTAAGTAGTTCAGCATTTAGTTCTCCATCACAAGGTACAATTAGAGCAACAATCAATGGAATAGATACCGATGTAGATAGTGGATTACAAACATCAGATTCTCCATCGTTTGAGGGTATATCATTAACTTCGGTTTCTGAAGTTGATAATGTTGAATATACTGCATTATTTATCAGTTCATCAAACTTATTAGGAACTAGAGAATTAGGAACTGCAGCATTCTTACATTATTCTAACTCAATTGCAGATGGTAACTCACAAGTTATTGGTACTGCTCAAGCAACAAAAAATTATATTGATACAAAAGTTATCGAAGCGGGTGCTGGTGATATTACAGAAGTAAATTCTGGATTAGGTTTAAGTGGAGGAGCATTAAGTGGTTCAGCAACTCTTACATTAGATACAGGCTCAACTCACTTCTTAAATGGAGTTTCAGCTGCAGGTGCACCAGAAGGAACAATTAGTGGTTCATCACAAATAACTTCTTTAGGATTTATATCATCTTCTGATTCAACAGTATCTTTAAACGCATATACTGCATCTAACGATATAAACATTACAAATATTCATTCTACAACTTCATCATTTGATAGTAGATTAGATAATATAGAAAGTTTCACATCATCTTTAGATGATTCATATGTAACAGAATCAGAATTAGCTGCAGCAACTGGTGCACTTGAAACTAAAGATAATGAACAAGATTCAAGATTATCAAATATAGAAAGTTTCACATCATCTTTAGATGATTCTTATGTTACTGAAGCTGAATTAGCAGCTGCAACTGGAGCACTTGAAACTAAAGATAATACACAAGATACTAGATTAGACCAACTTTCAACTGAAACAGGTTCTATATCAACCGAACAAGCAGTTCAAGACCAAAGGTTAAGTGCAATTGAAGCGGATAGTGGTTCTTATTTAAAAACAGTTGATATATCTTCAGATACTAATTTAGCAGTATCAGATACATCAGAAGTTAATATGATTTTAACTAATGATACACTAAGTGCAGAATTAATTGGTGGTGTTGTATCTGGTTCTTCACAAGTAATAGATATTTTAAGTTCAATAAACACTTACACATCTTCTAATGATAATGATATAACAGAATTATTCTCATCAGCATCAGACCATGAAGGTAGAATAGATACACTTGAAGGGGATGTACATGAGGACCCATTAACATTTAATGATACAACAAATGTTGATTTAATTAGAAGTGGCGATGTAATTACTGCAAATCTTAAAGGTGGTGTTGTATCTGGTTCTTCACAAATAAACTATTCTGAATTAAGTGGAATAAATAATAACATAATATCAGCATCATCTGATACTTCACAAGTAGATATGATTATCAATGGTGGAAGTATTTCTGCAAATCTTAAAGGTGGTGTAGTTAGTGGTTCATCACAAATAACATTTGCTGATTTAAATGGATTACCTGGTGGTATTGTATCTGGTTCATCTCAACTTACTTCATCATATGATACAAGATATGTAAATGCAACTGGTAATGAAAGTATTAGTGGAAATAAAACATTTGATAATAATGTTGTAATTAGTGGAGATTTAAATGTTGCAGGAACAACTACATATACATCAACAAATAATGTAAATATTGGTGATAATATTTTAGAATTAAACTTTGGTGGTTCTGCTACAACAAGTGGTCTTTTAACTAAAGATTCAACAGGTGGTTCAACTACAAGTGGTTCTCTTTTATGGGATGCCACAAATGATTATTGGAAAGCAGGCAAATTTGGTTCAGAAGCAAAAATTTTACTTTCTTTAGGAGATGGTGTAGTAAGTGGTTCAGACCAAATAACAAAAACTTTACAAGAAGTAACAACTGCTGGAAATACTACATCCAATGCAGTATCGATTACAAACTCAACGGCTTCAACAACTAAAACGACTGGTGCTCTTGTAGTAACTGGTGGTGTTGGTGTTAGTGGAGCAGTAAATGTTGGTGGTGATGTTGTTGCTTTTGCATCTTCAGATGAAAGGTTAAAAGACAATATTCAACCAATTTCTAACCCATTAGAAAAAATAAATTTAATTTCTGGTAATAGTTTTGTATGGAATGAAGAAAAACAAAATATTTATAAAGGTAAGGATTATGGAGTTATTGCTCAAGAAGTAGAAAAAATTCTTCCAGAATTGGTACAAACACGAGAAGATGGTTTTAAAGCAGTAAAATATGATAAATTAATATCACTACTTATAGAAAGTGTAAAAGAATTATCAAAAGAGGTTAAAGAATTAAAAGAAAAAAATTAGGAAACCAAAAGAATGGCACAGATAATAAAACTAAAAAGAAGTCTTGTAGGAGGGAGTAAACCAACAACATCAGATTTAGCAATTGGTGAATTAGCAATGAATGTAACCGATGGAAAAGTATTCCTTCGTAAAAGTGGTTCTGCTGGTGATAATATAAAAGAAATCGTAACACTTGACCATGATGGGACTTTAAGTGGTTCATTAAACATTACAGGTTCGATTACTGCATCTGCATTCGTAGGAGATGGTTCAAGATTAACAAATATAACAGTATCTCAAACTGCAACAGTAAAGAGAAATTTTACAAATTCCATATCTTGGAGTGTAGAACATAACCTCGATACAGAAAATGCAATAGTTCAAGCATATAATTCTGATAATTATCAATTAATACCAGAAAATGTAAAAATAGTTGATAGTGATAATATATTAATTACATTTTCAACATCACAAACTGGTTTTGCAGTAGTTGCAAAAGGTGGTCATATTGTAAGTGGTTCAATATCAGCTGATAACATAGATGGTTTAACAGATGCCGTTACAGAAACAGTTGATGGACTTGGAGTATTTAGTGGTTCTGCACAAGTTACTTTAGGTGGAGATTTAAGTGGAACTGCAGATAATGCCGTTCTTTCACAAGTAGATGGAGATACTTTTTAATATTTAATAAAATAAATAGTTATATTTATATAAGAAATAAGGAAAAATAAAAAATGATTATACACAACCCCATAGTATCAGGTTCATTACAATTCCCATCGGATGAGAATGGTAATTTAATAACCTTACAAGTACAAAACGGTACTCTTGAAACCATCACCTTAAATTCAAGTGGTGTTGACCAAGGAATTCAACCAGCCGTTAATTATTCTGGTTCATTTACTGGTTCATTCGTTGGAGATGGTTCAAGTTTAACAGGAGTAGCCGCAAGTGATTTTAATATTGATATTCTTGATGCACTAGGAGGAGCAACAATTGACCAAGGAGATAATTTCCTTATAAGTGATGCAGGAACAGAAAAGAAAGTAACTTTTTCAAATTTAGAAGATTCAGTATTTGGAAATGTTAGTGGAGATATTACAATAGCAGCAGGGGGTTCTGCTACTTTAGATAATGCATATATTAATACTTCACTAAATGCTTATACTGCATCAAATGATACAACTAATACAACCCAAACTTCAAGATTAGACCAACTTTCAACTGAAACTGGTTCAATTTCTACTGAACAAGCAGCACAAGATAGTAGATTAGACCAACTTTCAACTGAAACTGGTTCAATTTCTACTGAACAAGCAGCACAAGATAGTAGATTAGACCAATTATCTACATTTACTGGTTCTATTAGTGGAGACTTCGTAGACAATGCAGAATTAGCAGCCGCAACTGGAGCACTTGAAACTAAAGATACTGCACAAGATTCAAGATTATCAAACTTAGAAGCAAATAGTGGTTCTTATTTAACAACTGTTGATATTTCTGATGATACAAACTTAGCAGTTTCAGATACAAATGAAGTAAATATGATATTAACCGGTGATACTTTATCAGCCGAACTTATCGGTGGTGTAGTATCTGGTTCAGACCAAGTTGCCTCATCATTCGCACAAAGTATTTTAGATGATGCAGATGCAGCTGCAGTTAGAACTACAATTGGTGTAGATGCAGCAGGAACTGATAACTCAACAGATGTAACTTTAAGTGGTACACCAAATTATATTACAATTAGTGGACAAGTAATTACAAGAAACACTATTGATATTGGTGATGATACGAACTTAGCAGTTTCAGATACCGATAATGTTGATATGATATTAAGTGGAGATACTCTTTCCGCAAATCTTAAAGGTGGAGTAGTTTCTGGTTCATCTCAAATAACATTATCTTCAGCTGGTGGATACGATGCAAATGAACACATAGACCACACTTCAGTTTCAATAACTGCAGGAACTGGTCTTAATGGTGGTGGTACAATAGCTGCAACAAGAACTTTAAATGTAGATTCTGATTATAAAAATGACTCACTTAATACATTTAGTGCATCATTATCTACAAACTTAGCAGATTTAACAGATGCAGAAGTTGCACAATTAGAAAATATTGGAAGTACTACAATATCTTCAACTCAATGGGGATATTTAGGAGCATCTAATCAAGGAATAACAACAGTATCAAATGTACAATTTGGTAATTTAACATTATCTGGTAATTTAACTGTAAATGGTGAAACATCTTATATTTCATCTTCAGTAGTACAAATTGGTGATAATATATTAGAACTTAATGGTTCAGCAGGAGCAAATGGTGGTATCTATGTAAGAGATGCAGTAGGAACAACAAATAGTGGTTCATTACTATGGGATACTTCAAATGATTATTGGAAAGCAGGAGCAAAAGGTTCTGAAAACGAAATTTTAACTACTGGTAATGTAGATGCAGATATTAAAACATTCTCTGTACCAGCAAGTACAACAATATCTTCGTTTGGTAAAACACTTGTAGATGATGCAGATGCTTCAGCAGCAAGAACTACATTAGGTGTAGATGTAGCGGGAACAGATAACTCAACAGATGTTACACTTGCTAACACTAACTACTTATCTTTAAGTGGTCAAGAAATTACAGGTGGAACTGTTCCAGTAACAAGTGGTGGTACTGGTGCAACCTCAGCAGCAGCTGCAAGAAGTAATTTAGGTGTAGATGCAGCAGGAACTGATAACTCAACTGATGTAACTTTATCAGGTACTCCAAACTATATAACAATTAGTGGACAAGTAATTACAAGAAATCAAATTGATTTAGCAACAGATGTAACAGGTGTGTTACCATCAGCTAATTTAGATTCTGATACTGCACATTTAAGTGGAACACAAACATTTAGTGGTGCTAAATCATTCTCATCAGCAGTTAACATTGATGCAACTACACAATCAACCTCCAAAACGACTGGAGCATTAATAGTTGATGGTGGTGTTGGTATCGCAAAAACACTTAATGTTGGTGAAGATATTGTTGCATACGCTTCTTCAGATGAGAGATATAAAGATAATGTTATACCAATCGAAAATCCAAATGATAAAATCAAACAAATCGGTGGATATACTTTTGATTGGAATGATAAACATGAAATATTTAAAGGTCAACACGATGTTGGGGTAATTGCACAAGAAATAGAAAAAGTATTACCAGAAATCGTTGAAACAAGAGAAAATGGTTTCAAGGCAGTTAAATATGAAAAAATTGTTGCTCTTCTTATCGAATCAAACAAAGAATTAATCAAAAGAATAGAAGAGTTAGAAAGTAAAATATCTTAATATATATTTGGATATTTTATTAATAATAAAGTTAATACAATACATCTTGATATAAGATGTGTATTGATGTATGTTTTATATAAATTAGAAAGCTGTATATATGGCACAAATTGTTAAACTGAAAAGAACCTCGGTATCGGGTAAGATACCTTCTACATCCAATCTTCAACTAGGAGAATTGGCAGTAAATACCTATGATGGTAGAGTTTTTTTAGAAAAAGACAGTGGCACTCCTTCGATTCAAGAATTCCTAACTACAAATACAGAACACCCAATAACAGGTTCAGTTACCTTAAATGGTGATATATCAGCAACAAACATAACTCTTTCAGGCAATCTAACAGTTGAAGGTACAACAACAACAATAGATTCAACTAACCTTAATATAGGTGATAATATCATAGAACTTAACTATGGTGGTACTGCTACAACAAGTGGTATTATTACAAAAGATGCAACTGGTGGTTCAACAACAAGTGGTTCTTTACTTTGGGATGCAACAAACGATTATTGGAAATTAGGAAAATTAGGTTCAGAATCAGAAGTAATAACAATTTCTAATTTAATAACAAACTTACCAAGTGGTACAGTTAGTGGAAGTTCACAAATTACCATAACTGAATCACAAATTTCAGATTTAGACCATTACACAGATACAGATGTTAAAACCAAATTAGATACAGAACTTGTATTGAGTGGTAGTAACATAGATGGAATAACTGTTAGCGGTTCATTTAGTGGTTCTTTCCAAGGAGATGGTTCTAATTTAACAGGAATTACAGTAGAACAAGCAGCAACAGTAACAGATACTTTTACAAATGTATCTTCTAAAGTAGTAACTCACAACTTTGGTACTAAAAATGTAATTGTAACTGTATATGATGAAAATGATGGTTATTTTATACCAAATTCAATCGTAACAACAAATGATAATCAAGTAACCGTAACATTTGCATCAACTGAAAGTGGTAGAGTAGTAGTTGCAAAAGGTGGGCACGTTGTACAAGGTGTTGCATCAGATGCAAACTTATTAGATGGCGAAGATGGAACTTATTACTTAGATTATGATAATTTTACAAATATTCCAAGTGGAATCGTTAGTGGTTCATCACAAATTACAGATTTAACTACTCACAAAGAAACAGTTAGTGGAGCATCTTCATATGTAGTAGACCACAACTTAAACGAACAATATCCAATAGTACAATGTTGGAATACTTCAACTTCACAACAAGAACAAGCAGAATCAGTAACAACAAATTCAGTAAATAGAGTAACTGTAACTTTTTCTAGTACTTTTACAGGTTTAATCATTGTAAAAAAATAAATTTATGGTATATGATGTGTATTATACTACTGGTGGTGGACCTTGGGTAAACGCTGGAACTGATACTTGGGTAAATCTATGGATGGAATTGGTTGCACCTAAATTAGATGTAAAACCAATTCTTTTAATTCATAGAAACAAACCCAAAGGTCATGAAGATTATCAATTTCCAATTGAAGCCCATTGGCATGGTGATGATATAGAGTTCGCAGAAAATCTTTGTAAAAATGCTAGAAGAATTAATATACTTCATGGACATTATACTCCAATGAAAGTAATTGAAGATAATAAAGATAAAATTCATTCAAATGTTTTACATAATTCAGTAAATCATATTATAAAATCTCAAATGGGTGATGATTCAAGTTTTGTTTGGCATCCTTATTTAGATTCAAGTTGGGAAAAAAGAATTAATAAATTGGCAACACATTCTATATGGATAGGTTTGTATGATATAATATATGAAAATAAAAACATTACTAATTTTTATGAGTTTAAAAAAAATCTTCCTCTTAGTAAATCAAATAAACTTGGATTTGCTGCAAGATGTGAGGGAAGAAAAAATCCAAGGTATGTAGATGAAATTCCATCTTATATATTTACCAATTCAAAAGAATTTAATGTTATTTGGAAACAAGGAGTAAAGGTAGATACATCAAAATCTAAAGTTTATCATTATAAATCAGAATTTAAAGATACATTTTATAATATGGATTGGGGAATATCTCATTCATGTTTTAACAATGAACCATTTGGTTATGGAATATTTGAAGCCGTAGATTATGGTAAAATACCTATAATTTATACAAATTGGTGTAAAGATTTAGATTATCCTTACAGAGCATCATCTAAAAAAGAATTTAAAGATATTTATATAAGGTTATGTAATGTCTCTTATGAGGAAAGAAATAAATGGTTTAATAAAATTAAATCTTTTATGATAGATAAATTTTCTAACAAAGAACAATGGATAAGAGAGTTACTTAATATTTATAATATATAGGAATTCATATATGGCAACATTTTCATCAGGCGATACGCTAAGTTTAAAAAATCTAGGTACTGCGGTAAGAACAACCGATACAGGTAGTGGAATATCATTAAATGCACTTAATGCAAGTGCAGGAACAATAGTTTCAATGTCAGGTTATGGTATTGATTCAGTAGATTCAATTACAGGCTTTACTTATGCAGTAGAATCTACAACAGAAACTTATACACTAGGATTTAGTGGAGAAGGAAATAAATTTTCTACCTTAAAAAGTAAAGGAGGAAATTTTATATGGTCTGTATCACCAAGTTATAATTCAGCAGGAGACAGTGCAGGATGGTTATCATTAGAGGCAGCTGCAGGATATCAAAATGATATTACAATTGGGGCTATGAACCCACAAGGTGCTAGTTCACAAACTTCACTAATGGGTGCACAATCACATACTCTTTCTGTAACTTATGCAGATACTTATAATGACCATGCAACTAATTATAATACTGCTAGAAACAAAACTGTTTATTCAGTAGATTCTTATGATGGAAATTCAGCGGCACTATGTTTAACTATTGATTCACCAGTAACTCTTGCAGATGGAACAATTGTAGAAGTAGGAGATTTAGAAGAAGGGGATTTACTACAAGGATATTCTATCACAGGTTTAGGTACTGATGAATCAAATTTCCTAGAATGGTCAACTGATACATTAGGAACAGTAGCAAAAGATGTAACACTTGTTGGTATTACATATTCATTTGCTAACAAATATTACGATATTAACGATGGTGAGGTAACTGCAACATCAGAACACCCAATGTTAGTAAAAGATGGAAATGATGGTGAATATAGATTTAAAGAGATGTTTAATATCAATACTAACGATAAATTGATTAGAGATGTTTCTGGTACAATTACTGAAATTGATATTACTTCAATAGAGGTAGTTGAAAAAACAGTTGAGATTGTATCTATTGATGTTGAACAAGATGATACTTACTTAGTAAATGGATATATAACTCACAACAAAGGTGGAAATTCTCATTCTGATGAAACTGCACCAAGTGCACCAACTTCATTAGCTTGGACAAATGGTACATTAACTCTTTCATGGAGTGGTGATGGTTCAAATGATGTGTATGATGTACAAATAGATAACAACTCAGATTTTAGTTCACCACTTGTAGATGAAACACAATGGTCTGAAACAACAGTAGTAACAACAACTGATGGGGGTGCGTTTGATATTGGAACTGGTACACGATATGCAAGAGTAAGACAATATGGAACTAATGGTTTACTAAGTTCTTATAGTTCAACACTTACATTTACAGTATCGTAATTTATGTTTTCAAAAAAACTATATATTTATATATAGTAATAAAAATTAACTAAAATATATCAAAATGGCAGAATCAATAAAGTTTACAGAAGAAGAAGTTTCACAGATAAATCAGTTAAGACAAGATGTTGCTGAAGTGTTTACGAAACTTGGTCAAGTACAAATTGAAAAGAAAAAAAGAATAGAAGAAATTTCAAATGTTGAAAACAAACTATTACAAAAACATTCAAGTTTAGTACAATTAGAACAAGATATTTTTAAAGGTTTAAATGAGAAATATGGTGATGGTAATTATGACCCAACTACAAACACATTTATACCAGAAGAAAAAACAAATGAAGAAACTATTTCTGAAGATACTAAAAAATAATCTTTCGAAAAAGTTGTTTATACTTATATAAGAGTATTATTATACAAAAATCATAACAAGGAGTAATATAAAATGGCAGAAAAAATTGTATCACCTGGTGTATTTACGAGAGAAAATGACCTTTCTTTCTTATCACAAGGAATTGGTGAAATCGGAGCAGCAATAATTGGACCTTTCCATAAAGGACCTGCTTTCGTACCAACCGTTGTTAATACACAATCAGAATTTGAAGAAATATTTGGTGTTCCTAATGGAGATTACTATACAGGATATACCGTACAAAACTACTTAAGAGAAGCTGGAACTGTAACTATTGTTCGTGTTGGTAATTTAGGTGGTTATACACAAACAGTTCCACTTGGTATTCAAGCAGGTGGAAAGATAGTTGGAACACTATTCGAAACTCATAATGGAAAAGGAACACTTGGAGGCTCAACTGCAACAAGTGCTTCTGCAGCAGCAAATGAATTGAATATTGATTTAACTGGTTCAGCAGTAGCTATATCAGCATCTATTGACCCATCAGCTGGAAATGATTTAGAAAGTGTATTTGGAAGTAACCCAAGAGGAAGTAAAGATGCATATGTTTATAATTACTTCGAAAGTACTGCGGCAAGTGCTTCAGCAGCAACACATGATGATATCCAAATTGTAGAACTAAGTGATAATGTTTTTTCAAACGATTGTCAATTCGCTTCCACTCCTTACATACAATCACAATTGATTTCTGGTGAAAGACATGACTTATTTAAATTCCACACTTTAGGTGATGGTACTAACTATAATAAAGAATACAAAATTGGTATTTTTAACGTAAAAGCAGCAGGTTCATCAAATGCTACTGATTATGCAACATTTTCAGTTGCAATCAGAAAGTATGGTGATATTAATAAAAGACCAAATGTACTAGAAACATTTAATAATTTAAATCTAGACCCTGCATCTCCAAACTACATTAAAAAAGTAATTGGTGATAGAAATGTAACAATAGATTCAAATGGTAAACAAACAGAAAATGGAGATTACCCAAATTACTCAAGTTATGTAAGAGTAGAATGTGCTGATGAAGGTTCATTCCCAATTACTGCAGCACCTTTCGGACATGGAGCTTATAGTAATCCAATTTTCCTTGGAAGTGATGAATCTAGAGTACCTGCAGTAATATTTGCGACAGGTTCAGAAAACAACACATCATCTAATTCAGTACAATATAGTGGTATTGATTTAGAAACTGCACAAGTTAAAATTAATAATAACAATTATCTAGCTCCAATCCCAAGTAGTGCAACTACTGGTGGAAACACTGCTTTCTCATTCGATGCAGCATTTACTGCAATCTCTGAATCAGTAGTTGGAACTCATAACTTTGGATATACAATATCTACATCAGATACTTCAGCAGATATTAACAAGAGACAGTTTATCGTTGGATTCCAAAGTGGATTCGATGGTAGTAACCCAACAATCAAAGGAGCTAAATATGGTGATTCTGATTGGGGTGATGGAAACTCACAAGGATTTAACTTAGGTGGTACAACTACTAGTGGTTCAGTTGCTTATGTAAAAGCAATCAACGCAGTATCTAATCCAGATGATTTCGATATCAACTTAGTATCTGTACCTGGTATTGTTAGACATCATCATCCTTATGTATTCGATAAAGTAACTGACATGGTAGAAGCTAGAGAAGATGCATTCTTTATCGGTGATGTTGTTGATGGTGACCATACTATCTCACAAGCAGTTACACAAGGTTCTGCAGTAGATTCTAACTATGTAGGTACATACTACCCATGGGTTAAAACAATCGACAGAAACACAAATAAATTAACTTCAGTCCCACCATCAGTATTGATGCCAGGAATATATGCAGCGAATGATGCTATTGCAGCTGAATGGTTTGCACCTGCAGGTTTAAACAGAGGTGGTATTGTAGGAGCGGTATCTGTACTAAACAGATTGACACATGCAGAGAGAGATACACTATATGAAGGAAAGATTAACCCAATCGCACAATTCCCTGGCGAAGGAATTGTTGCTTTCGGACAAAAAACTTTACAAGATAAAGCTTCAGCATTAGATAGAATTAATGTAAGAAGATTAATGATTAAAGTTAAGAAGTATATAGCATCTACATCAAGATATTTAGTATTTGAACAAAATACTTCACAAACAAGAAGTAGATTCTTAAACACAGTAAATCCTTATTTAGAAGGAATACAACAAAGACAAGGATTGTATGCATTTAGAGTGGTGATGGATGAAAGTAATAACACACCAGATGTAATCGACAGAAATATATTGGCTGGACAGATTTTCCTACAACCAACAAAAACTGCTGAATTCATCGTGTTAGATTTCAACATATTACCGACTGGAGCATCATTTACGGCATAAATTAACAAAAATAAAAGGAAACTATATTTATTAGTATAATAGGAGAAAAAAAATGGCAGAAGTATTAGAATTTAACCAGATGTTTTATACCAACTTCGAACCGAAGATGAAGAATAGATTCATCATGGAAATCGATGGCATCCCTTCATATCTTATAAAAACAGCTAACAGACCTTCAATTCAGTTTGAAACGATAACTCTTGACCACATTAATGTTAAGAGAAAGCTAAAAGGTAAAGGTGAATGGCAAGATGTAGAGATTACTCTATATGACCCAATCGTTCCAAGTGGTGCACAAGCAGTAATGGAATGGGTGAGAACTTCTCATGAATCTATCACAGGTAGAGATGGATATGCAGATTTCTATAAAAAAGATATTCAATGTTATCTATTAGGTCCTGTTGGTGATAAAATCGAACAATGGACTCTTAAAGGTGCATTTATCAACAATGCAGTGTTTAATGATTTAGATTGGTCAAATACAACTGATCCAGTTGAAATTACTCTAACATTATCTTACGATTACGCAATTTTAGAATACTAATATTAATATAATATTTATTAAGGAAAAAGTTCTCTTAGTGAGAACTTTTTTTATGTCTATATTTCAACTTTTTAAAAAGTATATATTTATATAAAAACAATTAAAGTTAAGTTTATGGCAAAATATGAATTTCCAACCGAAATTATAGACCTTCCATCAAAAGGTAAGGTTTACTCACCCGAAAGCCCATTATCAAAGGGTACGATAGAAATTAAGTATATGACAGCTCGTGAAGAGGATATACTTGCTTCTCAAAATTTGATAAGAAAGGGGGTGGTTTTAGATAAGTTGTTCGAATCTGTTGTAGTCGAAGAAGGTGTAGATATCAATGATATATGTATTGGTGATAAAAATGCAATATTACTCGCAACTAGAATATTAGGATATGGTCCTCAATATAGTGTTGAAATAACAGACCCGTTTACTGATGAATTGCAAAAAACAAATATAGATTTATCTAAAATTCAAATAAAGGAGGTGGATGAATCTCTTTTAAATTCAGAAAATAAGTATGAATTTGAATTACCCACTGCTAAAAAGAAAATCATTTTCAAATTATTAACACACAAAGATGAAAAGGATATACAAGCTGAAATATTAGCATTACAAAGATTAAGTAAAGATAAAGATAGTGTATCAGCTGATGTAAGTACTCGTTTAAGATATATGATACAAGAGGTGGATGGTAATAGTGATAGAGGGTTTATTAATAACTTTGTAAAAAATAACTTATTAGCAAGAGATACTAGAGCTTTTAGAACCTATGTTTCTACGATATCTCCAGATTTAGATTTGAAATTTAATTTCACATCTGATATCACAGGTGACACGGAGGCACTTGATATACCTTTAGGTGCCGGGTTTTTTTACCCTTCCGAGTGATTACTCAATTCAACTTCATAACCAAATTTGGGAAATGGTTAACTATGGTAATGGATTTACTTGGAAAGAAGTATATACCATGCCAATACATTGGAGAGGTTTCTATTTTAAAAAATTAGTTGAGGCTAAAAAGAAAGAAAAAGAAGAATACGATAAAGTTAGTAAAAAAGGTGGTTCGAGAGGACCAAATGTAAGAGTGAGGAAATAATCCTCACTTTTTTTTTACCCTATATTTATATTAGTATAACTACATAGGAGAAATAATGTCAAAAAAGAAATTAAACGAGTTGAATATGGTTTCTAGATTTATTGGAGATGTCTTTGATAATTTAAAAGATGGGACAGCCGATAGATTTATTAGAAAACTAAAATCAAAAAAATTCCCTAAAGATATTGTAAATCATTTAGAAAAACTAAAAAAAGATAGTGATGAATTTGAAAAAAAATTAAAAGCTTTTCAAAAAGATTATGGTCGTAACCCTAACATAAAATAATCAAATTTAGATTATGGCTGAAGAAAGAACAAGATTAAAAGTATTATTAGAACTTAAACAAGTACAGGTTGAAATAAATAAACTTGAACAAGAAGGTGCTAAAAAATCTGCAAAAGCAGCTAAAGATTTACAAACTTATAGAGAATATGAGTTAGAATTGATGAAAGAATCATCAAAACTACTTGAAAGAAATTTAAAAAAATATGCAGCAGAAGAAAAAAGTATAGGTAGCATATCTAATGCTTACCAATCTTTAAAAACATCTCAATTCGAAACAGTCAATATAGCCAAATCAGCCATTGGCTTAAAAGATGAAGAAATTAACCAAGTAACTAATTTACTTTCATTATCAAGAGATTTATCAGAACTTACTATCGAGGACGAAATTCAAATAAAAGCAAAAACAACAGAATATGAAAATGCATTAGGAAATCTTTCTAAGAATATAACAGGAAATAAGAAATTATTAACTTCTCTTGAAAAACAAAATGAATTAGCACTTACTTATACAAAACAAACCCAAACTCAAAAAAAAGTAAATGAAGCAATGATAGATGCTCAAGAAAAAGTTCAAAAAACTTTTCAAGGCATTAGTGAAACAGTAGGAATAACATTACAAAAACTAAAAAGTGGAAGAGGTGCAATAGGATTTTTAGTTTTAGGAGCTGGAAAGTTTGCAGAAAAACTTGGTGAAGCAAATAAACAATTAGGTAGAGTTGGTGAAGGATTAGGTGGTGCATATACTACTACTGCAGCATTAGGATTTCTTTTCGATAGTAATGTTGAATCAATAAAAGCATTAAGTACAGAATTTGGTGGATTAGAAAAAGCATCAGATAGAATACTCGTAAGTACAAACTTAATAGCAAATAACTTTGGAATTAGTGCAACTGATGCAGCAAAATTACAACAACAATTTGCAGCTTTAAATAATGGTTCAATTGATATAGCAAATAATCTTATAGAAACAACACAACAATTTGCATTACAAAACAATCTGATACCATCAGCACTTATGGCTGATTTAGCAGCAAATACAGAAAATTTTGCTTTATTTGGTAAAGATGGTGGTAGAAATATTTTACAAGCTGCAGGTTATGCTGCTAAACTTGGTATTTCTTTAGATAAAGTTGCTGGTGTTGCTGAAAATTTATTAGATTTTGAAAGTTCGATTACTAAAGAATTAGAATTAAGTGCTTTATTAGGTAAAACTCTAAATCTTGATAAAGCTAGACAACTTGCATTTGATAATGATATTGCAGGTGCAACACAAGAGGTATTAAGACAAATTGGTGGTATTGCTGCATTTGAAAGAATGAATTACTACCAAAGAAAACAAACTGCAGATTTATTAGGAGTATCGGTAGAAGAATTTAAGAAAATGGCACTTAATCAAAACAAAGCAAATAGTTTAGGTGCTATTCAAACTGAACAGTTTTCAAACCAAAATGAATTTTTGGGAATGATTGGAAATAAATTTGCAGGAACAATATTAAAAGGTGCTGGTAATTTCTTATTATTAATGGCACTTGCAAATAAGAAAACATCAATGTTAGCTGGATTAATGAATGGGATTGGTAAAGCCATTACATTTTTACCAAGAATGATGATAAAATTCATAAAACACCTTGTTACTGCTAATGCTTTAACAAGAGCACAAAAATTGTATTCCAATAAACAAATAGCAGCAGGCTTTGGAGGAAAAGCAGCAAAAGATATGTTAGCTAAAAAATTAGCTAGTACAACAGCTATTTCAAATACTGCATCAACAACAACTGCTACTGCTAGTGCAACATCAGCATCTAAAACTGCTAGTGTAGGTGCAAGTTTAAAAGCATTAGCAGTGGGATTACGAGCAATGGGTACTAAACAAGTTTTATTTGGTGCATTAAATTTAATACCAACTGCTTTAGGATTTGCTGCAATGACAGTTGGGGCAATTGGTTTAGCAGCAGTTGCAACACTTGGACCAGCTGCAGGAGTTGGATTAACAAGTTTAGCTAGTGGAATGATTGCTTTAGGAGCCAGTGCTAAAGTTGCATTAATTGGAGCTGGAGTATTAGCAGCAATAGGAGTTGCAACAATACCATTAACATATGCATTATCCTTATTAGCACCATTAATAGATTCAGTAGCAAATGGTATAGTATCATTTGTAAGTGTGATTACATTAGAAAAAGCAGCTGCAATTGGTTTATTATCACTTGCCTTTTATGGTCTTGCTGCTTCATTGACAGCACTAGGAACTGCAGGTATATTTGCTTTACCAACTTTATTAGGGATAGCAGCTGCAGCAGGTGGTCTTGCTATTGTTGCTGATATATTTGGTATAGGTGGTAGTTCAACTGAAACAAGTGCTCTTGAGAGCGGTGGTGAAACTTTTGAACAACAATCACTAAAGTTCCAAGAAAGAATGGCAAACGCACTTGAAAGAGGCCATGTAATAAAAATGAATGGACAAGTAGTTGGTAAAACAATATTTGGTAAAGAAGATGAAAGTTTAAGTAATAATTCAGGATTAAATTAAAATGGCAAGAACAATAGAAGAATTATTTAAAAATAAAAATTCCTATAAATATGGTACTGATTATTCAGATGTAAAACCTGATACAGAAACCCTTATAGAACAAGAAACAACTGGTATCAGAATAAAGTCTGCAGTTGATTTTAACAATCCTATAATATATGGTAATGAAGCAACTCGTATTACATTAAGAAGTACACCTTCACTTGATACAATGAAAACTAGTACTGGTGGTATTGAAGGTGGTGGATTGATTGGCCAAGGGTTAGAAAAGATAACAGGTGGAAATATAACTTCATTGAGTGAACCAAGAGATTATGTTAATAATAAGTTAGGTATTCCTACTAAATTAATACCAACAAGAGTAAAAAATACAGGTGAATTACAAAAAGGTGAAGAACCTGATACTATGATTACTCTTTCTAAAATTAGAAAAGATGGTGCAGGAACTGAACTTGGTAAATTTTTACAAAATACTGGTGGAGGTAATTTTTCTACAATAGGTAATCAGGCATTAGGTCAAGGTATATCTTTAGTTAAAGATAAAGCCCGAACTACATTATTTGGAGACCCAACTACAATTGGTACCAATGATGCTCAAAATAATGTATTTGAACAAGGATATAGATATAGTTCAAAACTTCCATATTCAACCCAAATATTAGCTAGAAAACTTGCTGAACCAAATGAAGATGAAATACAAACTCCAACAACTGAAGTTACTGATGAAATCAAAAAAACTACTGATGATAAATTAACAGAACAAAAACCAATTGGTGAAAAACAAGAAAGAAAAGATTATTCAAGTGATTTAAAATATACATCAGTATTAAAAGATGAAAGAAGATATAAGGAAGAAGGTGGATTTTCATCAGAAACCGAATATAAAAATGATAAACCAATTAATTTTGGAAATGATAAAATTGACCTAAGAAAAGTATCTCCTGCATATTCAACTATACGAGGTACTGATTTAAGATATGGAACAAGTGAATATGCATTTGAAGCAAAAACAATACAAGAATCTAGAAACTTAAAAAAAGAATATAATTCTGAAGCACCTTATGTACGAAAATATAGAAATGGTGAAGCCAGTGAACTCAGCAAGGGTACAATATATGAAGGTGGTTTAGAAAAATTTATGGGATTAGATAAATCCGATGAATTAAACAAAATAAGTGTTGCAGATAATTTAAAACTTGATGAGAATGATGCTTTTATAAAAAAAGGAGATGAAACCATTGGAGATTTAATTCCATTGTGGTTTAAAAGAAAAGGTGGAGAAAGTGTTCTTGTATTTAGAGCAATTGTATCTTCTTTAACAGAATCTACATCACCATCTTGGAATGGACAGAAATTTTTAGGAAATCCTTATAGTTTTTATTTATATGAAGGTGTTGAAAGAAACATATCATTTAATTTAAGAGTTGCAGCTGCATCACCAATGGAGTTAGCAAGTATTTGGGAAAGATTAAAGGTATTAACTTCATATACTTATCCAACAATCAAAAATCAATTATCAAATCCACCTATTATTGAATTTAGATTAGGTTCAATGTATAATCATAAAACATCATTTATTGAACAATTACAATATACTATACCAGATGAAGGGGTTTGGGAAACAAATGGAGCATTAGGATATTTACCAAAATTTGTTGATGTTCAAATGACACTTAAATTTATTGAAAGTGCTGGTGATGAACAAAGACTTTATGATTTTAACTTAAGTAAAGAGGCAGTTAAAAAAATAAACGAACAAAGAGAGATTAACTTTTCAACAGAGAGTGTAGCATCAAATGGGACAATTAAACGAGATACACCTATGAAAGTTTCTGTTGTAAAAAAATCATCTGATGTTGAAAAAACTGGTACAGGACCAAAAGCGCCTGTTTTAACAAGTTTAAATCCTAATGTACCTAATCAAACAATACCTAGTTCTGATGCATCAACAGATGATATTAAAACACAAGCTGCACAATCAGCAGCTTCTGATTCATTAGGAGGAAAAACTCCAATACAAGCAACTAAAGAACAACAAAATAAATCAAATATGACTAAACAACAAGCAGAGTATATTCAAAATAAAAAAATAGAATATGGTCCAGATGTTAAAGTTGAAGTTATACCACAAAATAGTTTACCAAAAGAGGCTGATGATTTTAGATATATAGGAAGAGGTACATTTAATCAGATATTTGTTAAAATAGAAGGACCATCTCCATCAGGTAAAAATGCATATCAATTTGTTCAATTAAATGCAATGGGTTACCCATACATATTAACTGAAGGAATAGGAGAAACACCATCAAATCAATTATCTAAAAGTGATAGCTTATCAAATGCATTAGATAATTTATAAGGTACAGACTAATAAAAAATATAAAAAAATATGTCAAGTAGATATCAAAATAATAGAAAAAAACAATTGAAAGATGGTAAAACAGTCTTTCGTTCTAAAATTTATCCAAAAATACCAAAAAGAGATAATGATATTTATATCGTAACTCAAGGTGGGGATAGATTAGATACACTTGCAAATCAATTTTATAGTGATGTATCACTTTGGTGGATAATAGCAGCTGCAAATAATATCCATGATGCACCCTTTGCACTAACTGAAGGAACTATATTAAGAATACCAATAGATAAAAATAAAATTTTAAACAATTTTTATAAATAGTTATGAGCTTTCCACAACTAGCAAATATCGATAAACGAATTTGGGATAGAATGACAGAAAGGGCAGGTAATAATGAACTCATGTCTAAAACTCAATCTTGGGTACGAGTCACCTCAACTTTAGGTAATTATTTAACATTAGAATCTTTACCTCAACAAGATAGTTTTGCAGAAAGATATGGTGATACAACTAAAAGTGGTAGAGTTGGTGTAGATAAAAACAATAAATCTATATATGCATATAATGAAGATGGAACCGAAAATTCTATTAATCAAGAAATACAAGAAAGAGCATTTAGACCATCACCAATAATTAGTAGTTTAGAAGTATCTCAAGGTAATGAAGGATTAAGTAAAAAAGTAAATTTTACTATTACTGCATATACAAAAGGACAAGCAAATGCAATTATAGAACATTTCTTAGAACCAGGCGTACATTGTTTAGTTGAATTTGGATTTAATGAATCACAAAGTGTTAGACAAAAATGTGATTTAAGTGGTGATATCTGTAATGTAATAAAATACAAAAATATAGCATGGGTGCAACAAAAAAGAAGAAATTCAAATGGTACTTATGATGCTATGTTAGGAATTATTTCAGGTGGTAATACAAACTTTGGTGATGGTGAGAGTTATAATATAGAAGTAGAATGTACTTCAATTGGAGAGTTACCTGCATATTTACAACATCATAAAAATTTACAAACAAATGATTTATCTAGTTTAAAAATGTCAAGTAAACGATTTAATCCAGACGAGTTTGAACCAGACGCAGATTCGGATGAAACTCCCTCTGGAGAAGAAATCGGAAAGGCATTATTCAAACAAATGTATAATGAATTACCAGGTCATAAACGAATTGGTAAGGTAAAAAATTTAATAAATGAACCTTGGGCAACTAACCCTGCTAACTTTGTTAATATAGATAGAGAATTAAGAAAAGAACTTACTGAAAATGTTAAAAAAGGTGCACTTGCTTTAACATCTAAAGAAAATCTAGAAACACTTCAAAATGAAATAACTGCAAATGAAAGTACTCAACTTGCACTTGCAAAAGATGGAGAAGAAGCTGCTCCGATACAAAAAGTACCTAACGATGATATTCGTGGTGATAATGCACTTTCATCTACTATTAAAGGTAAAATACCATCTGACCAACCTTTATTTTCAGATAGAAGGTATATTAGAGTTGCATTAGCTTTTACAATTATGGAAATGCAACCCAATACCACTAATACCATACCTATTATATGTGAAGATGGTCAAACAGTATCACCATTATATATTAATTGGCAAGATACTATTTGTTCTGGTCACAGACATATGTATTCTATTGACCCTAATACATTATTGATTCCAAATCAACATCATCCAAGATTTAGAATCGAAGGTGCATTTCTTAAGCCTCAAAAGGTAAAAAATGAAAATGGTGAAGATGAAATTGTTGGATTTTCAAATCCAATACCTAATTTAATTTTAACAAAAGGAAATCCTCCAACATTCAACGAGGATGACGGTAATACAATAGTAGATATGCATCCAGATTCACATGATATGAGTCCTGAAAAGTTTTCTCATTTTCCTAGTAATGATGCACTTGTATATAATGGTCAAAAAGATAGTGATGATAGTTTTGCAATAACGGAAGCAGACGCAAATACTTGGGGATATTTAAGAAATCTTTATATTGATTTTGATTTTTTTATAAATACGATTAATCAAACTGGTTATTTAACAAAAGATGTTATGTACACTCTTTTAAATGGTTTATCTAATGGTGTAAATAAAATGTGGGAGTTTCAAATAGTTGAAAAACAATCTATTGATTATAATAATTCAAAGAAAACAAATGGAAATCAAAACGACCCATTTTATCAATGGTATGTTAAAAATAATAGAGGTTGTACAGAAAATACTGCACCAGCACCTGGTCAAGAAGAATTACATATTGTTGATTTAAGATTTTTTGGTAAAACTTCAGTAGTACCAAAGTTTGGTGTTGCACAATTTCAATCAAGAGGTACAAAATCACCATTTTTATCTGCTAATTTAAAGTTTGATATTCCTGCATCAATGAAAGGACAAGTGATTGGCCAACGCAAGAAAAATTCAAATATGGATAATCCAAATCAAGAACAAACTGTAAAAAATTATAAAGCAAATAATAAAGATGAAAAAGGTTTGTTTTCTAAATTAATAGATGCTCTTGCTGAAAAGATTTACGCTTTCCAAAAAGATGAAGAAGAAAGGGTTGACGAGTTTAATAAACAAAAACAAGAGTTAATAGATAAAGGACAAATTCAAAGTGATGAGGATTATAACAAAAAAGTAGAAGATGCTGATTTGACTGGGGCGGCATATGTATGGGACAAACTTAAATCTGGATATAAAGCCACAAAAAATGTTTTTTTTGAAGAAGAAGATGTTAAAGAAGTAAGGAACGCAAATTATGAATTAGTTTTAAATAACGCAACAGTAGTTCCAGGTACACAAAATAGAAAAGATAACATAGATTTAATTACAGGTACCTTTGATTTATATACATCAAATAATACAACTTTAGATAAAATTGCTAAAGTTATTTCTTGGAAAGATACTGAACTTTTAAAAACAATCAGAAAATGGGATAATCTATTTCAATTTGGAAAAGATGGTTCACCGATGAATGATGTTCCATTACCTATTGAATTTGATTTTGAAGTACCTGGTGTGAGTGGGTTTAAACTTGGAGATACATTTACAATTACAGATTTACCAAAATATAATACTAAATTCTTTCAAGTAGTAGAAGTTGGACATACTATTGAACAAAGTATTTGGAAAACAAAAATAAGAGCAAAATTAAGAAACCAAGAAGCAGATTTAGATGGTAAATTAAAATACTATGAAGATAAAATAAATTAAAAAATGAGTGTTAGTAGATATAATAGAATAACAAGAGAAATTTTTGATTCAAATATCAAATTTAAAACTCATATACCTAGACCTACTGATAAAGATTATAAGGCAGGGTATATAAGAAGATACTTTGCTCAAAGAACAAATGATAAAAGTTCTCCAATATTTGAAATTGATAAGTTTGTATTTGAAAAATTAAAAAGTACAGTATCATATCAAGTAATTAGTTTAAGATGGAGAATATCAGGTTCTAAAATTCCTAAATATGATTTCGATGGAAATCAAATTGATAAAGGGGTTGGAAATTCAAATAGTATTACAATAAAAAACAAATCACATCTAATACCAAATTTAAAATTGTACTTACCAAATTTATTACAATTTTATAAAATGTAAATATTTATTATAAAACAAAGTTATGTCACATCTTACCGATTTAGAAAAACAACAATTACAATTTGATTGGAGATACAAAGGAGTATCAGTTTTAAATTTACTAACAGATGCAGAAGTAGATTTATATTCTAAAGAATTAGAAAAAATTAGAATCCAAAGACAAGAAAATGATACAGAAGGTGAATGGGGTGAATATGACCCATTTATGTATCCACATAAAGAATCTGAATTACTTACTGATTTAATGAAACATCCAAAAATTATCGAAGCATGTGAGTTTCTTATGGATTCTAAAATATTTGGTGTACAAACTTGGGCATACTTTAAACCACCAGGTCAATTAGGAAGAGACCAACATCAAAATATATTTTATACACAATGTAAATCAAACGAAATAATCAATGTTTCTATTGCATTAGATAATCATGACCCAGATAATGGTTCTGTTTGGTATTTAGAAGGTTCACATAGATTAGGTAGATTACCAATAGAAGTGGATGAAGAAAGAGTAGGTTCAAATCCAAAAAATTGGAGAAATGAAAGAGGTAAACCTTGTGTATTGCCAGAGGACCATAACTTTCCACATATAAATGGATATTTAAGAAGAGGACAAATTGCACTACTTCATTCAAATGTAGTACATGGTTCAGAAGCAAATACATCTGATAGATTTAGAAAAGCATTTTTAACTGGTTATATTAAAGAAGGTGCAAACTTCGCATCTGGTAAGCACATGAAAAGAGAACCAATTGATGTAGGTTCAGCAAAAATTTCTTAAAAAAATGTAAAAATAATTAAGAAAAGCCATTGTAGTCTCGGCTTTTTTTCGTAGCTTTAGGGTATAATTAATAAACCTTAAAACTATGAAAAATTTAGACAAAAACACTTCAGTAAATTTATTGAAACAAGAAGATAACTTTAGATGGTTATCATGTAATGGAACTAAATTCAAGCAAGAACTACAATCTTGGGAATCTAAAGACCAAATGATGTGGATTACTTTTGCAGATAATAATTTTGAAAACAAATGGTTCAGATTAGAAACTGAAGATTTGGGTTGGATTGAATGGAATGAAGATAATTCAAACGCAATCATGGATATTTGTAGAGAAGAATTCTCTAATGAGAAATGGGGAATTTCTAATACTTCACAAATGTTGATGGGTAACGCAATGAGAGATAACTTTTAAAATATAAAATATGAATATAGATTACAAAAAAATTACAAATGTAGAAATCGAAGATATATTTAGATTCGATTATCCTGATTTCTGTGATGCATTTATTACCGCAGCAGATTACGATGGTAAACCAATGAGTGAAGAAATGATTGATTATTTAAATGAAAATGATAATGGATTCATTGGTGAAACGATTTTTGATAAACAATTATATTTGTAAAAAAATGCAAAAATAATTGAAAAAAGCCATTGTAGTCTCGGCTTTTTTTCGTATATTTACTATGTAAATGAGTGATAATAAAAGTAAAAATTTAAACCTTAAAACTATGAATAAAAAAGTAAAAATTTCAATTAAACACAATGAGTTCCTAATCCCTTCTGACTCAATCAGATATGATGAGTATAACAATAACGAACCTTATGTTTATATGAGAGCGAAGTTAGCCGCTTCAATAATCAAACAATTTGTTAAAAATAAATACCCTAACTTAGTATGTTCAGCTACCTCTGATGTGTATAGTGGTGGTTCTTCTGTCAGAGTGAATGTGTGTAACAAAAATGGTTCTAAAGTTGATGAATCAATTTTTCACAATATTTCTGAATGGAAACACATTTTACAAGGTGGTTCTTTTGATGGTATGTATGACATATACAATTATAGAGAAGATTCTCCAACAACAGATGCCGGAACTCCTATGAAGTATTTCCCATCTTATGTATTCATTGAGAACAAACCAAATTGGGGTTCTAAAGAATATTGGATGAACGAGTGGAATGAGTGGTGTAGAATCACAGATTACAATTACACTATGACTGATAATCAAAAAGAATGGGTTGATAATGTAGTAAACAAATACGGTGGTTGGTTAGGATACAACAAACAATTTATGAGTAAATCAGTTCTTAAAAATATTGACTCAATTATGGGTTGTATTTAAAATATAAAATATGAGAATAGGATATAAAAAATTTAAAGAAATTAAAAAATGGTATGGTTCTTCCAATTTTGAAATTGGATATGATACAGATTCATTAACCCTTAGATTTGGTTATTGGAAACAAGTTAATTTAAATGGTTTGAAAAAAATATTACCTGACTATTTCACAATAACTGAAAATCTTGTAGATGATGATGATTGTGGAGAACTTTACAATTATACAATAAAAAGAGAATATAACATTTAAAATTTAAAATTATGGGAGTAGATGTTTCGGGTAAAAACCCAATAATTCGTTCACCAAAACCAGAAACTCCAAACTGGCAAACTGCAAGTGAAGAAGAAAAAGAAAAATACTTTAAATTAGATTCAAAGTGGAATAAAGAAAATCCTGGTGATTACTTTAGAAGTAATTGGTGGGGTTGGAGACCATTATCACAATTATGTAAAACCGTAGATTCAATACATAATCTTGATATTGATTTTTCATATTGGGGTTCTAATGATGGTAGAGGTTTAGAAACTCAAGAAGAATGTACCAAACTTGCAGATGCATTAGAATCATTTATATCTAAAATTGATTTTGAAGATGATGAAGATTGGTTTGGAATTTACACAGGTTCTTGGTCAACCTTAGATGGTGGATTTGTAGATGATAAAATCACAAATAAATTAGATGAACAATATCAATGGGGTGATGTTATCAGACAATCAATTATGACTGATAGTGGTACAGTTGTAACACCTTCACATAGAGTTTACAAAGGACATATAGATAGATTTATTTCATTCCTTAGAGAATGTGGTGGATTTGAAATTTGGTAAATTCAAAAAAAATTCGTATATTTGCAAAAAAAAATAATAAAAGTGGTAAAATCAGATTTAAAAGAATTAGATGGTATGTATTATGTAGGACACCTCATTGATATAGATGGTAGTGGTTATGTAGATGAGGAAACTGCAGAACTAATCCTATTAGAATATAATGCAGGAGTTGCTGAATGATAATAGTAGAAACTAATAAAGAGAAAGAACAATTTCTCGAATATTGGAATAACGAACAATCAACGATTATTCCAATTTGGGAAGATTTGGAAAGACATCCTATGAATAATGGGTTGTCCTTTCTTTATATTGCCTTTTCCCAAGAACATTTTATCTTACCGTTTAATCACAATGATTGTGAAAAATTAGAAATAGATTTATCAACCTCGAATCAAATGAAGTTTTGTTGGAATAAAAAAGGATTACTACAAGCAAAACTCAATATAACCAACCTCAAAGATGTACAATCATCTTTATTCTTTAATAAGAATGAATTATATCCTTTCTATGAGAAAATAGAGGTTCTAACGAACTTTTACCATAGATTGGGTATAAGAGATGATTTAGGTAAATCAATCCCTATAATGAAGTGGGGTGAGGTTCTACGAGAGATTGTTGGTGAATGGGGAGATATTTCTCCTTCACATCCAAATTATCTTAGAGAATTCCTTAAAGATAATACAACTTGGATTGATGATACGATGATTCCTATCCTTTCAGATTTAGAACAAAGTGGTTTGGGGGTCGATAGGAAAAAATTTATTGATAGATGGCCTCAAAACTTAAAACACATTTACCTACATCCACAAGGAGATGTTGTTTATACCGAATATAATCCTTACACAATAACAAGTAGACCTTCAAACAGACATGGTGGTGTTAACTTCTCTGCTCTTAACAAAAAAGATGGTTCACGAGAATGTTTTATTCCACCCGAAGATTCTCTATTCTTACAATTTGATTACGATGCATACCATGTACGAATTATTGGTAAGTTGATTGGATATGATTTACCCGATACTTCGGTTCACCAATGGTTGGCAGACCAATATGGTTGTGATTATGATGAAAGTAAAGGAAGAACCTTTAGAATCCTTTATGGTGGTGTAAGTGATGAAGATAGAAAAATCCCATTCTTTGATAAGGTGGATAAGTTTATACAATCCTTAAATGATAAAGCACTTCAAAATGGATATATTCAAACTCCAAAAGGAAGAAAAATCCCATTAAGTTGGATTGAAAAACCCAATTCACAAAAGTTATTCAATTATTTACTACAAGCAACCGAAACCGAGTTCAATATCGAGGCGATGAAAAAGTTGAAAGAAAACGACCTACCCCTACCTATCCTTTACACATACGATAGTTTTTTATTTGAGTTCGATAATTCTGAGGTTGATACTATTAAAAAGGTTAAGTCCGTCCTTGAAAGTTTTGGATTTCCTGTCAAAGCAGATTGGGGTAAGGATTACTCAAAAATCTAATATTTATATATACATTAAAAAAAGAAGTAAAATTATGAAATTATTTAAAATATTACTGCTATCACTTGTATTAGTTGGATGTGAAGCAGAAGAAATTGTTGCACAAGAAAAAAGAACAGAAGTGATTATTGAAAACCAAGTTTTTAAAGTTTGGTACAATGAAGTAAAAGAACAACCAGAAAAATTGATTTATACATCTACTAATAGACCAAAGAATGTAGATAGAGGTTCAATGAACTTTTACACAGAAAGTGAAGTTTATACTTCTAACAATGCAGATTACTATAATAATATATGGGATAAAGGACATCTTGCACCAGCTGCAACTTATTCTGATTCTATGGTAAATCTAAAACAAACTTTTTCATTTTTAAATTGTGCTCTACAAGAACAAAACCTAAACAGAGGTGAGTGGAGATTATTAGAAGAACAAGAAAGAGAATGGGATGATGAACAAAATCTTACAATCACAGTTGAATTAGTTTGGGATGAGGGATTTGAAATTCTACCGACAGGTGGTCATATTCCAACTGATATGATAAAACACATTTACTTTGAAAAAGATGGTGAATGGAGATGTTTTGAATTTGAGAATGTAAAACCAACTAAAGGTTGGGAAGAACACGAAGTAACCCATTCTCATTAATACTTATAGTAAAGAGGAGATTTAATTATGGCTTTCAACTTTCCTGATGGAGCATCAAGTGGACAAACCCATACTGCAAGTAATGGTACGGTTTATCGTTATAATGGAACAACATGGATAGTTGATTCTGCGGCTACTACGACAACTTTTGATTCAAAATATTTAAACACAGATGGAGATGGAATCATAAGTGGTTCATCTCAATTAGATGGATTTGTAAGTTCATCTTCTACTAATATTATAGAAGTAATAACATCTGCATCTTATGCAGGAATTACACCAGTTAGTGGTACATTATATATCATACAAGGATAACAATGGATAGAAGAATTAATACTGCACAAAACATTTATTTAAATAATGTTTCGGTGGATGATGTTTATTATAATAATGAACACATCTGGCCAACAGGTAGTAATACTCCTTGGTCACCAAGTTCAGATATAACAACAGTTGCTTGGATTGATGCATCAGATTCTTCAAACTATACAACAAGTGGAGCAACTTTAACTTCGGTAACTGATAAAGCAGGAACTTATACAATGACAGTTGGTGGAACTCCAACTACTGGTAATACTCAAAATGGATTAAATGTATTTGATTTTGATGGTAATGGTGAGTATTTACAAAGTACAACTTACTCTACACAGGTATCATCAGGTAATCATTGGGCAATTGGTGTATTTAGATTTGAAGGAACAAATAGTACTCAAGATTCTATTTGGAGTTATGAAACAAATCAATCACCAAAACGAGATTATGCAATCAGTAGTGGTAACTCATCAAACTCATGGCCTGGTGAATTAGACCTCGATGGTTTAGTATTTAACAGAATTAGTACTACAATTGGTAATTTAGAATTGTGGGATGATAAAAGTTTAACAAGAAATCAATATCACATTGTTACTTGTTGGTTCAATAAGAGTGGAAACCAAATTGGTGTTAGAGTAGATGGTTCAAATGCATTTACACCAGTAAACGATTACGATAATTCATTATCAACAAACCAAGAATTAAGATTGATGAGAAACAGGTCATCACAAGAATTAGATGGTAAGTTAGCAGAGTTCTTTGCAGTAGCGGATATACCTGGTACAAGTGGTACTGATTTAACACATTTAATAAAAGCAGAAGGTTATCTTGCACATAAATGGGGATTAGAAAGTTCTCTACCAAGTGACCATTTATATAAGAATTCTGCACCTTAATATTTATAGTATAGTATGGATTATAAAGAAATCATAGATAAGTTAGTAAGAGAACTCTCATATAGAGTAGGTGTTCCTAATATACATAATAAGGAACATCAATCAATCATGTCCGAAATTCTTTCAGAATGGGGTGAGTATGAAGTAAAAGATACTATATTTGAATTCCTTACCGAAAAAGATGAAACTTATACTGCAAGAAAAAAAGATACAGGTGAAACATCAGTATTCAAATCTAAAGATGCAAGAGATAATGCAATTAAAGCAGGAACCCATGAACCCATTGATAAGAAAGATGATAAAAAGAAAACAAAAAAAGATACTCCTAAAGTAAATATTTTTGATAAAACACCTAAAAGTACTTTAGATAGAACTAATTTTGATAAAAAAGATGATAAAAAATATAAAGATAATCCAGGCGGTCCTACTCGAAAAGAAATTTATGATGATTTAAATAATGGTAATATAGATGTTCTTTCGGAATATCAAGATGGAGTATCTATTAATAGAACGAAAAGGATTTCTGGTGCAGGTGGAAAAAAAGCAAGTGAAGGTGAATCAAAATTCTGTGGTGCAGTAGATACTAATTTTGAAAAATGGGAGGAAGATAATAAACAAACAATAGATAGAGTACAAATTGAAATTAAAAATAGAAGTAAAACTGCTGATGAAAACAGAACAGCAATTCAGTTAGGAATGGATGTAGATAGTCCAGAATTCAATAGGTATCTAGCTAAAAGAGAAATTTGGGTTCAACAAAAGATTGAAGAAAACAAAGAAACATTAACTTTTGTAAAAGATTTTAGTAGAAATAAAAAAACTAAAGAAAATCCCATGGGTCCATATACCGAATGGATGAATGCAGCATTTGATGGTGGAATACAAACCCAAAAACATATTAAAAAACTAGATATATTTGATTTATCTAAACCACATAAAACAATTCAATCGACCACAGAAGTTAATGAAGCAGTTCAGGCACATTTAGAAGATAATCTAAAAAATGCAAAAACTGATGAAGATAAAGCACACGCAAAAAAACAACTTAAAAATTGGAATAAATATAAGAGTTATCATGATACCTACATTATAGGTAAAGATAAAAAAGGTAGGACAACATATTTTGGTATATCAAATAAAAAAGGAGATTCTTTAAAAGACCCACAAAACAATAGTACTCCTGCTAAAAGATTTAAAGCCTTAAAAGAAAGATATGGTGAAAAAGTTGCAAAAGGAGTAGCATCTTCATTAGATAAAAACATAAAACGGGTTGAAGGAGTAAAACAAAAGACTGTAAGAACTGCTAGTACTCTTGAAATTACAGATGATTTTGTAAAGATATGTGAAACATCAAAAATGGAACCATATATTCAAAAGTTAAGAGATTTAGGTAAATTTAGAGATTATCTAAAAGCCAAAGGTTTAAATCCAGATACAATGGGTACAAAACAACTTTTAGTTGAAATGAATAATCATTCACAACAAATACTTAAAGCTGGTGGAAAGCCATCATATGGTACATATGGTAAAATTGCAATTAAGATTGGAGAATTATCACAAGTTGATAAATTTAAACAAGCAAATCCAAATATAAATTTTGATGATAGTTCTATACAAAAATCTATTGATATAAAACAAACTGAAAAAGAAACAGTTAAAGAATCACATAAATCGTTGGTATCTGATTTGGAAGAAGTAGATAGTCCAGATGGATACCATCCAACTAAAAATAAAGATGCAGATAATGGACCTCATCAACAAGGTTATGTTAGTGGTGTATTAGATGCTTGTCACATTGATTCATATATTGATAGTGAAGATGACAATGGTATGTTAGTTCAAATGGGAATTAATACAGTTACACCATCAATGATTAGAGAGTGTGTTGCACAACGAAGTGGATATAAAGGTGATTTTTCAACACCAGAAGGAAAAAGAAAACTTAAAGAACATTTAAGAAAAAGATGTAGAATTACACCAGGTGAATCATCTGTAAGAATTATGAATGAAGGAAAAGAAGAAGAATTATTTGATGATACTTGGAGAACTGCTGGTGAGAGTCAAAAAATAGCAACTGGCTTTGGTGAAGGTATGAGAGATTGTTTAATTACTAAAGCAGCAAAATAATTTAAAAACAACAATAAACACTCCTATTTCGAGGTAATGTACATAATTTACATTATTTAGTAGTTTCCAAAACCCATTTTATATTTATATAAGAAACAATAGAGAGAGATAGGATTGATATGCAAACACAGTTACTCTGTACCTTTACAAATAAAGAGGAACTTCAAAATACCCTACAACTTATTAGAGAAACATATCACATAGTTTACAATTATATTTATGTTTTACAAAATAAGGGTAACTTAGAAAACCTTTTTGTTACATATAATATAGATACTCAATATAAACCAGATAGACCATTATCTGATACTATTTTGGTACATCGTAAAAAACAAAGTAATACTTTGTACACAATTAATGCACTCAACGAGTTAGTTAAAGAAGAGAATGGTGGGGTTTTAGATAAATCTTTTTCTATTGATTGGGATAAATTCAAAAACTCAATCATCGTTACCAATGTAGAAGGCACAAAAAAGATTTCTACAAGAATCTTCGAGGTAATAGAATTTAATCAAAAATAATTTAACAAAACTTTAACACTTTTTATTTTTTTATGTCAAAAAATAATCGTACATTTATAATGTAAGTTTTTGAGTGGTTTTCAAACCCTCCATCAAAGAAACAAAAAGATGTAAAAAGATTGACCCCCTCAAGGGGTTTTTTTCTACAATTAAATTAAAAATAATTAAAAAAAGCCATTGTAGTCTCAATTTTTTTTCGTATATTTACTATGTAAATGAGATAAAACTTAAAGTATGAAAAGTAAATTTGAAATCTGGCTTAACAAGGTCAACGAAGAAAGAAAAAAGTATTGGGATAATAATTTCGATTATAAACCCTACACTCCCCTTACAATATCTAAAGGTAAAAAATACATTAAACTTATCGATGAAAGTTCAGTATGGGCTTTTGTTTCTATGTGGGAAGGTGTAAATAAAGGTTCTCTTGTATGTAAGGGAGATTTATTGAAACCTGCAGGTTCGAGCTCTCCAGCTAAACATTCAAGAGGTAACATCTTTGATGGAACTGATAAATGGAATTACTATGGACCAAATTACTTATAAAATATGAAAGTACTAATTAAACCTAAAGTAACAAAACCTTGGTCAAAAGAAATGTATGATTACAATGACAAGGTTGCTGATATGATGAAAAAAGAAATCATCAATTCAATTAAAATAAACAAAAACAATTGGAACGAACTAAATGAACTTATGAGTTTGTGTGGTGGTATAAGATATGGAGAAGGCTTTTCCATAGAAGATTTATACGAAGATTGTTTATCAGAAGTAGAGAATGTTCAAAACTATTGGTTAAATGATGAATATCCTTATTGTGTATCAAAAGGATTAGTAAATGATATAGGATATAAATTTGTTGGTTATGGCAAATAGTTGGTATTATAGAGAAATGGGTAGTAGAGATAAGAAAGGTAAACTTAAATACTACCAAGTAAGAGTTACAGATTACAAGATTGATGATTGTGAATGTCCAGCAAGGCAATTTCGTTCTTATTCACCTTGTAAACACATGAAAAGATTAAACGAAAAGTTATCACATTTAACAACATAAATTATGAATCCATTAGAAGAGATAATAAGAACTCACTGGTTAGAAATCCTAGGGTGGATAGCTAACCTTACTGTGGTAATACAATTTTTACAAAAAGATATGTTTAAATTAAGAGTATGGGGAATTGTAGCAGCTACACTATGGTTTGTATATGCAGTAGGAATATGGAGTTTACCTTTAATGAGTTTAAACATACTAATATTCGGAATACAGGCATATCAACTAAAAAAACTTAAAAATAATTTGTTTAATTCAAAATAAATTCGTATATTAGCAAATATAAATTTCAAAATATGGCAGAAGCAATAAAAAAACAAAGTAAAAATCACAAATTTAACCCAATTAAAGTAGAACCTCAATATGATGAAATTATTGCATATGATAATCCTGAAATAGTAGAGAAGATGGAAAAAGAATGGCCAGAAATGACTGCGGAATTCAAAAGAATAATGTTCACACAATATGAATTGTTTTGTTTAAAACAATCTAACTATGGACCTGATAATATTTCAGTTGGTTCAAAATTAGAAACTGAAGAAGAAAAGAAAGTTTCATTAACTGGTCTTTGGTTTAGAATGAATGATAAGATTCAAAGATTAAAACAATTAGTTGTACTTGGTAAACAAGATAATATTGGTGAATCATGTGAAGATACATTCCAAGATTTATCAGTATATGGAATCATTGCTCAACTCGTTTCAAGTGGTAAGTGGGCAAAATAAATTAAAAAAAAATACGAAAAGCCATTGTAGTCTCAATTTTTTTTCGTATATTTACATAGTAAATGTGTGAGAGTTCACACTTGATATTAAAATTTAAAAGATAAAAGAAATGAAAAAAGTAAATGTTTTTAAAACTACATTCCCAAATGGAGAAACTCACTATGGCGTTAGTGAACAAGTTCACTCAATTGAATCATATTTGAGTAAAACAAAAAGTATTGCAATTACCAAATCAAAAAAAGGATTACATATTAGTAAATTTCAATTAGACTTAGTTAATTTTGAAAACGAATTGGTTATAGAATTATTATTTACATTCGATAATAGTGAAGATGCTAAAATAAAACGAGATGAGTTAATTAAAACTGATATAAACTCGATAAATAACTTATCGGCTAACACCAAATCTAAACTTGATTACAAATTAGAACAAATCAAACTTCCAATTGAAAAAAGTAAATCAATGACATCTAAAAATGGAAATAAGATTTACTTTGTTGACCTTGGATATGCTAAATTAAAAGGTATTCTTGATAAAATCAACATAAATTCAAAACACCCATTGTTACCAAACTTTGTAATGGTAAACGAGGGTTCATATAAAGTAGTTAGAGCGTAATGATAAACAAATTAAATACATTAATAGAAAAAAAAAGAGGTAATATACTCTTTCAGACACCGCTTGATACTAATCTTGAAGTATTTGGTAGATTAGGACAGGGTTTGTATGCTTGGACATATCGAGACCAATATTTAAGTGGTAAGTTTAAACCAAAGTTTGGTCAATATGGTACATATTCAAACGAAGGTTCAACTCCACAAGAAACAATATCTGGTTATGTTGGAACTACCACCGATGCAATTGTTATTTTATGGGCAATCAGATTATCAGATGAACAAATTCAAAAATACGGTACAGCATACCAGATAGAACAGAAAGTAGGACCACATTTGGGTAAAAAAAGTAAATTTGGTTCATCTACTGAGGTATTTGAAACAGATGTTGAAACTATTCAAGAATTGGTAAATTCAATTCTTTATCCAAGTGAATTTGAAACTTTTTGGAATGTTCGTAAAGAAACATATTTACCTCGTTTAAGACAAGAAGAAGCAATTAAATTATTTGAACAATATTATTTAGCAAATAAGCTATCATCAAAAAGACAATCACTTGATTTTCTTCTTGGTGCAGTTATGAGATTTGGTAAAAACTTTACTTTTCTTGAAATGGCACGAAAAATTGTTAAAAAAGGAGGTAATGTTTTAATGATTACAAGTAGACCCGATGTATTTGAATCACTTAAAACCGATGTTAATTCTCATGTAAACTATAATGGTTGGATTTATGATGAACTTAAAGATAAGAAGTATAATTGGAAACCATCAAATGAACGAGTAAATGTACTTGCAGTTAGTACACAACTTCTTCTTCATAAAACCCACCGAAAAAATTTAGTAAAAATGTTATCTCAATATGATTGGGATATTCGAGGTGTTGATGAAGCTGACACTGCAATGTTAACCGAACTATCAACCGAACTTCTTGAAAAACTTCCATCCTCTGTTACGATTTGGATTACAGGAACACCTTGGAAGTTACTTTCAACTGGTAAATTTACCCCACACAATTCTTATATTTACGATTACATTCAACAACAAGAAGATAAGAAACTTGGTATTGATAAAAGAGCTATATCTCTTGATTGGTATTGTATGGAAGTATTTGATAAAATTAAAGAACAACAAAAGTGGTATTCCGATGAAGAAGGATTTACTTTGACAAAGTTATTTTCGTGGAATAAAGAAACTAAAAGATTTATTCACGAGGGGGATGTAACTACTTTTTTACAATGTGTATTTGGGATAATTCCTAAAACGAGTTTTTCACCCTACAAACTTATACCAGAATTACAACATACTTTTTGGGTATTACCTCCTAATTCTGATGCAGTTATTCATCTGAAATCTTTAATTGAAAAAGTAACAAATGGAGAGTATCAAGTATTTGCTGCAACTGGTAGTGAGACAGATGATATTTCTGAAGTTAAAGATTTTTTAAAATTAAATAAAGATAAAAAATCAATAGTACTATCACTTAGTAGATTTACACGAGGTTCAACTGTACCAGAATGGGATGCTACCTTTTTCTTAAATGATACCGAATCTGCTGAGTTTTATTTTCAAACAGCATTTAGACCAACATCTCCAAAAGATGGTAAAGAAAAAGGATATGTTTTTGATTTCAATCCAAACAGAACTTTAGTGATGTTGGCTGAATATTCAAGATATTCTGCTCAACAAAGAGGTATTAAAAATCCAAATGAAATTTTAAGACAATATCTCGATAATTTTAATGTTTATGGTGTTGACGGTGGAGTTGAATTTAAGAAAAAAACATTAGAAGATGTATTATCAGCTATTAGAGATTCAGACTATAATTCAAAAACTTTAAGAAACTCAGGCCACGATTATGTTATGTTAGATAAAATCTCTGAAAAATTATTTCAAATGATTATGGGATTGGACAAAGAAAAAAGTCGTAAACTTAAACTTGAAATCACATCTTCAAAAGAATTTATGAAAAAAGGTAAAAATTTAAAACATCTTTCAGAATCAGAAAGAAAACCTTTTGATAAAACTAAAAGAGATATTATTTCAAGAATAGCAACTTTAATGAGTAGATTGCCTATTATATGTGAACTTGGTTATGAAACAGTTGAAGATATTTTAGAAAATCTACCAGATAACTTATTTTATGGGGCAACAAAAACTGAAAAATCAGTTTTAAAGTTGTTAGTAAAAGAAAATATAATTGATACATACAAAGTAAATCTTCAACTTGTACGATAATGGAAATTAGAACACGAGAACAATATATTAGTTACATAAGAAGAACATCAACTATCCCTACTGGACAAGATGGTTCTACTCCCATTAAAGTAATTGAAGAAATGGTAAATAAATTACCAATAGATTGGTCAAATCCTAATTTAAAAATCCTAGACCCAGGGTTTGGATTTGGTGGTTATTTATTCTTTGTATATTTAAAATTAATTCAATATCATTCAGAAGAACACATATTAAATAATATGTTATATGGTATAGAAATTGAAGATTTTAGATTTGAACTTGTTAATCATAAATTAAAAATAAAAAATCTAATTAAAGGAGATTTTTTAGATAATAAAATATTTAAAAATATGAATTTTGATGTAATACTTGGAAACCCACCATATCAAGAAACCAGTAAGACGGGTGGTGTTCAACCAAAAGCTCATAATTTATGGAGCAAATTTATTGTTGAATCTTTAAATAATAATTTATCAACAGGTGGTGTTGTTTCGTTTGTAACACCGACTTCATGGGGAAGTCCTAGCAATGATGTATTTAAATTATTTAAAAAAAACAACTTAGTTTTAATCAATACTGAAATCTCTAATCACTTTGATGTTGGTTCTACCTTTTCATATTGGATTGTTAAAAATGAAGCATATATCGGTAATACTAATATAAATGGTGTTAATTTTGATTTAAACAACTTTGACTATATTCAATCTGATATTAATAGCATATCTACTAAAATACATAAGATATTTAATGAATCACCATTTCCAAAATTTAATTGGGATGGTGATACTACTACAAATCACTCATCTAAAAAAGAAAATCAATGGTCTGATAAATATTCTACAACTCATCCATATAAAGTATATCACACGAATGCACAATCATACTATTCAAAGATAAAATCAAAATCTCATGATGATTTTAAAGTATATCTAACTATTAGTGGGTATTACAATCCTTTATTTGATAATGGTACTATTAGTACAAGTGAAGTAGTTCCATATATAATTGTCAAATCAAAAAAAGAAGGGGAAAATTTATTAAATATTTTAAATTCTAAATTATACAAATATATTGTTAGTTCTGCCAAATGGAGTGGTTTTATAAATAAAGATATATTAAGAATTTTACCAAATATTGGAACTAATAAAGAATGGAGTGATGGTGAAATTTATAATAAGTTTGGAATAAAAAGTATTGAAGATATTAACTACATTGAAAACTATGTTGGATAATTTTATTGAACATAGTAGAAATCGCTCTTATATGAGTGGTATAGAAAGAGATAAACTTCGAGTAAAAGAAACGGCTGAAGTATTTACTCCTACACCATTGGTGCAGGAAATGTTGGATAAACTTGAAGAACGAGATTCGGAACTATTTTCAAACTCAACTAAAACATTTTTAGACCCATCGTGTGGTGATGGTCAATTCCTTTCCGAAGTAGTAATCAGAAAAATGGAAAGAAGTCATTGTACTTTAGAACAAGCACTTTCTACAACTTATGGAGTAGAACTTATGGAAGATAATGTAAAGTTATGTAAAGAAAGATTGGGAGGACCAAATCCAACTGAAGAAATTTTGGATATCCTTGATAAAAATATTGTTTGTGCAGATGCACTTACTTATCATTATAGATTCGATGAAACACCATCAGATGTAAGTGATATTGAAGTAAAATTAAATCAATTTTTATGATAAAATAACTCAAAAATTCGGTGTATTTTTTGAGTTTTATTATATTTATATATACACCGAGTGTTGTTAGTTTAGCACTCAAAATTTAAACTTAAAATTAATTATTTATTAACAATTTAAAAATTTAAACATTATGGCATTAGACATTAACGCAATCAGAAGTAGGCTGAACAAACTACAAAACACACAAAGAAAATCAGACTCTTTGTGGAAACCTACTCCAGGTAAACATCAAGTAAGAATCGTTCCTTACAAATTCGACAAAGATAATCCATTTATCGAATTGTATTTTCACTACAACATTAACAACAAAACTTATCTTTCACCACAATCTTTTGGTAGACCAGACCCTATTGTAGAGTTTGCAGATAAACTAAAAAGAATGGGTGATAAAGATGATTGGAAAGCTGCAAAAGCTATGGAACCAAAGTTAAGAACTTTCGTACCTGTTGTTGTAAGAGGTGAAGAAGGTGAAGGAGTAAGATTTTGGGGATTTGGTAAAACAGTATATCAAGAAATTCTTGGATATATTGCAGATCCTGATTATGGTGATATTACCGACCCAACAAGTGGTAGAGATTTAACAATCGAGTATAAATCAGCAGAAGAAGCTGGTACTACTTATCCAACTACTACTATTAGAGTTAAACCAAATGAAACACCAGTAAGTGAAGATGCAACAAGAGCAACTGCATTTATTGAATCACAAACCGAAATTACAGATTTATATTCTGAATTATCTTATGATGAATTAAAATCAGTATTAGAAGGTTGGTTGAACCCAACTGCAGAAAGTGGAGGTGACTCAGTTTCTCAAGAAACTCTTTCAACTGCACCTAAAAAAGAAACAACTGTATCTCATGATATGGGAGGTTCTAAAGAAGTAACTGAAAAATCAGATTCAAAGAAAACTGATGATGTTGCTGCTGCATTTGATGATTTGTTTAACAACTAATTTAAAATTACATGGCGAAAAAGAAAGCAAAAGAACTAGACCTAGCAGATATTCTAGCAGGGGAGTTGAATAAATATTCGAAAGACCAAAAGGTTGCATACTTCCTTGATTCAGATGAAGCCCCTACGAATGTAGAAGGGTGGATATCGACTGGATGTGCTATGTTAGATGTTGCCGTTTCAAATCGTCCCTATGGTGGACTACCAGTTGGTAGAATCACAGAAATTACAGGTTTAGAACAAAGTGGAAAATCATTACTATCGGCTCACTTGTTAGCGGAAACGCAGAAACAAGGTGGAGTTGCAGTATTGATTGATACTGAAACTGCAGTAAGTAGAGAATTTTTAGAAGCAATCGGTGTTGACGTTTCTAAACTTCTTTATGTATCAGCAGATTCGGTTGAACAAATCTTTGATTTTACAGAAACTATCATTGAAAAGGTTAGAGAAACTTCGAAAGATAAAATTGTAACTATCGTAGTAGATTCAGTTGCAGCTGCATCAACAAAAACAGAATTAGCTGCAGATTACAATAAAGATGGATATGCTACTGATAAAGCAATTATTATTTCGAAGGCAATGAGAAAGATTACCAATATGATTGGTAGACAAAAAATCTCATTAGTATTCACTAATCAACTTAGACAAAAGATGAATGCTATGCCATTCGGAGACCCATGGACTACAAGTGGTGGAAAAGCACTAGCTTTTCACGCATCTGTAAGATTGAGGTTGAAAGGTATGGGACAAATCAAACAAAAGGTAAATGGAAATGATAGGACAGTTGGAATGAAAGTTCGTTGTCAAGTTGTAAAAAACCGTATGGGACCACCATTAAGAGCTGCTGATTTCGAAATCTATTTCGATAGAGGAATCGATAATTATGGCTCTTGGTTGAAGGTAATGAAAGAAAATAAATTAGTAAAACAAGCGGGTGCTTGGTACACTTATGTTGATACAGATACAGGTGAGGAATTAAAATTCCAATCTAAAGATTTCATTAAGTTAATGGAAGATAGAGAGGATGTAAAAGAACAAATTTACAAAAAAATATGTGAAGAATCTATTTTACAATATAAATCCGATACACTTGATATTGATTCAATGGAAATTGATACCGAAGGTAGCACCGAATAAAAAAATTAATTATGGATAAAAAGTTATATACAATGTTAAAAAGTAGTGCCGAGGCTGATAAAGCCAAAGCTCTACTTTCTTTAGAACTTCTTGGGAATAAAGCAGTTGGTATTGGTGACCATTCTACTGAAGATTTCTACAAAAACGCAGAGGAAGCTCTCGTTATGTTAGTAGATGCTGATGATAGATTGAATGCATTAGAAGATTACTTTGAAGAAGGTTTAAAAGAAGTTTTATAATGAAAGAACTCTACAAAAACATTCTAGAGTCGGTTGAAAAGAACCGAGACCAAAATATCGATAGACACAAGAATTCTCGTGTATTAATTATCGATGGTTTAAACACTTTTATCAGATGTTGGACATCTATTCCAACTTTAAATGATAATGGAGACCATGTTGGAGGTGTTACAGGTACTTTAAAATCTATTGGATACGCAATAAGACAAGTTCAACCGACTCGTGTTGTTGTAGCGTTTGATGGCCAAGGTGGTTCAAGGAATCGTAAAAAACTTTTTGAAGGTTACAAAGCTAATCGAGGAAAAAGTAAATTGAGAATGAATCGTGCATATAATGAGTTAATGAACGATGAGGAAGAACGAGAATCTATGAAAAGACAATATGTTTGGTTAAACGAATTGTTGCATGGATTACCAATTACCACTATGATATATGATGGTGTTGAAGCCGATGATATCATGGCATATATATCAGAACAACTTTTAAAAGAAGATGAACAAGCAGTTTTAATGTCTACTGATAAAGATTTCTTACAATTAGTAGATGAGAAAACTATTATATGGTCTCCTACTAAAAAGAAGATTTACAATCAGAAAGTAGTACAAGAAGAATATGGTTTACATCCTAATAATATGCTTATTTATAGAATTTTAGATGGAGATAAATCTGATAACATACCAGGCATATATGGGTGTGGTATTAAGACCCTTTTAAAAAGGTTTCCAGAGTTGACTGATGAACAAACTATTACAGTAGATGAGTTATTTCAATTAACTGAAAAAAAACTCGAAGAAACGAAAGGTAAAATAAAATTATATAAAGATATTTTAGCTGCCAAAAAACAAATTATTTTAAATGAAAAATTAATGCAACTAAAAAATGTTGATATTTCAGGTTCAATAAAAATGAATGTTTTAGATAGATTTAATGAAGATATAACTCCACTTAATAAAATGAATTTTATGAAAATTTTATTAAAATATAAAGTAGTAAACAACTTTGGAGATATAAATGATTGGTTAAAAAGAACATTTGGAAACTTTATTACAAAATAATTTGGTAGTTTCAAATATTTTTCGTATATTTGTACTTATAAATACATTTAATCAATGCAGCAAGATTTAGATACTTTATCAAAATATGGTCAATCTTTTCAATCAAAGGTTGTATCTTCATTACTTACTGATGGTAAATTTTTAGATACAATATCTGAAGTTACAACTTCAAAGTTTTTTGAAAATGATGCTAATAAATGGATAGTATCTGAAATACTTGCATATCATGACGATTATAAAAAACCACCTACTCTTGATGTATTCAAAGGACAGTTATCAAAGTTAGATAATGAAATACTTAAAAAAACTATTGTTGAACAACTCAGACATGTGTTTACTCAAATAGGTAATGTAGATTTAGATTATATAAAAAATGAATTTACAGATTTCTGTATTAATCAAAATCTAAAAGGTGTTATTCTACAATCGGTTGATTTATTAAAAGCTGGAAATTACGATAGAATTAAAGATTTAGTTGATAAAGCAACTAAAATTGGACAAGATACTGATTTAGGATTGGATTATAAAGAAGATTTTGATGACCGTATGGAAGATTTAAAGCGTTCAACTGTTCCAACTAATTGGAAACCTATAAATGATTTAATGGATGGTGGATTAGGACCTGGAGAACTTGGTGTAATTGTTGCTCCTTCTGGTGTAGGTAAAACTTGGATACTTACTGCAATAGGTGCAGATGCCGTTAGAAGAGGTTTAAGTGTAGTTCATTATTCTATGGAATTATCGGAACATTATGTTGGTGCTAGATATGATACTGTATTTACTCAAATACCTTCCACCGAATTAAAGGAAAGAAAAGATGAGGTTAAATCAAAAATTCAATCATTACAAGGAAACTTACTTATTAAGTATTTTCCACCAAAGGGAGTTTCTGTTAGAAAGTTAAATCAACATATTGAAAAAATGATAGTTTCTGATAATAAACCTGATTTAATTATAGTAGATTATGCAGATTTACTATTATCAGATTCAAATAAAACTGATTCAACTTATGCAGAACAAGGTGGTGTTTATATTGATTTAAGAGGTATGAGTGGTGCACTTGAAATACCAGTATGGACTGCATCTCAAACCAATCGTTCGGCTATTGATTCAGAAGTTATTGAGGCTGATAAAATTGCTGATTCTTATGCAAAGGTAATGAACGCTGATTTCATTATGAGTTGGAGTAGAAAATCAAAAGATAAACTTAATGATACTGCTCGGGCTCATATAATGAAGAACAGATTTGGACCAGATGGAATTACTTTCCCATGTAAAATGAATACCAACACAGGTTACATTGAAGTTTATGAAGGTAATTCACCAGATGGAGTAATTGCACAAAAACAAGCTGCAAGTGGTCAGTTAGAAACAAAAAAACTTTTACATAAAAAGTATGTAGAAAATATGGGTTAGTCTATCAAAAAAATTATTACACCTAAACCAATAAAAAAATTAAATGTATAAAAATAAAAATTAATTGAAAATCTATTTCGTTTTTCAATATATACTATAATTATAAACACGACCAGATAGTTGGTCACTTCAAAAACAAAAATTAAAAAAGGAATATTTTATGGCAAATTCACAAGAACTATTTGAACAAATTAAAGATTTATTCGTTCAATTTGAGGATGAACACAATGGTTCATCTAAAGCAGCTAAATCGAGAGCTAGAAAACACATCGGTGAAATCAAAAAGTTAGTAACAGATTACAGAAAAGCGTCAGTAGAAGAAAACAAATAAGGTTATAACATGAGTAAATTATTCCAAGAAAGAATCCCTTTCAAACCATTCGAATATCCAATCTACTATACAGAAGGTTGGTTGAAACAGGCACAAGCATTTTGGCTCCATACTGAGATACCCATGCAAATGGATGTTAAAGATTGGAACGAAACACTTACACCTGCAGAAAAGAATTTGGTTGGAAATATCTTACTTGGATTTGCTCAAACCGAATGTGCAGTTTCTGATTATTGGACTAACATGGTAACCAAGTGGTTTCCTAAACATGAAATCAGACAGATGGCTATGATGTTTGGTTCACAAGAAACTATTCACGCTACAGCTTATTCATATCTAAATGAGACATTAGGATTAGAAGATTTCTCGGCATTTTTGCACGAACCTGCAACTGCTGAGAAATTTGAACTCCTAACTTCAACAACGGCTGATTGGACACATGAAGATTTACAAACCAACGAAAAGGCAAGACAAGAAGTTGGTAGAAGTTTAGCAATCTTTTCAGCATTCGCAGAAGGAGTTAGTTTATATTCTTCTTTTGCGGTACTTTACTCATTTCAAATGAGAAACAAACTTAAAGGTATTGGACAACAAATGAAGTGGAGTGTAAGAGATGAATCTCTACATTCTCGTATGGGTTGTCAATTGTTCAGACATATGTGTGATGAATATCCAGAATTGTTAGAACAATGTAAAAATTCAATAGAAGAAGCATCTAAACTGATTATTGATTTAGAATGTAACTTTATTGATAAAATGTTCGAAATGGGTGATTTAGAAAATCTTGAAAAAGATGATTTAAAAGAATTCATTAAAGATAGAACAAATCAAAAATTACAAGAATTAGGATACGAACCAATTCATGAATTCAATAAAAAGAAATCAGAAAAGTTAGAATGGTTCTATCATCTTACAGGTGGTCATACTCACACCGATTTCTTTGCTATTAGACCTACCGATTATTCTAAGGCAAATGAAGGTGAAGATTGGGATGACTTATTTTAAATAAATAATAGATTATGGCAAGTAAAAACTATGGCGAAGAGCTAGGGTGGGAAATTGATGTTGATTTTCCATCATGGGGTAACACAGAGATATATGTAAAAACTATATCTAAAGGATATTTACTTCCTGGTGAAAAACCTAAAGATGCTTATTGGAGAGTTGCAACAAGAGTTGCTCAAAGATTAGGTAAACCTCAAATGGCAACTAAGTTCTTCGATTATATTTGGAAAGGTTGGTTGAATTTAGCAACACCAGTTCTTTCTAATACTGGTACTGATAGAGGATTACCTATATCTTGTTTTGGTATCGATGTTGCCGATTCGATTTATGATATTGGTAAAAAGAATTTAGAACTAATGTTACTTGCAAAACATGGAGGTGGAGTTGGTATTGGTGTGAACCAAATTAGACCAGCAGGAGCAACCATTACAGGCAATGGAACATCTGATGGTGTTGTACCATTTTGTAAAATATATGATTCTACAATCCTTGCTACAAACCAAGGTTCAGTAAGAAGAGGTGCTGCTTCAGTTAACCTTAATATTGAACACAAAGACTTTGAAGAGTGGTTAGAAATTAGAGAACCTAAAGGAGATGTAAATAGACAATCACTAAATCTACACCAATGTGCAGTTGTAGGTGATAAGTTTATGAGAAAACTCGAACAAGGTGAACCAGAAGCAAGAAGAAAGTGGGGAAAATTACTACAAAAAAGAAAAGCAACTGGTGAACCTTATATTATGTTTAAGGGCAATATAAACAAACAAAACCCTCAAATGTATAAAAAGAATGGATTAAAAGTTCATATGACAAATATTTGTTCTGAAATTACATTACATACAGATGAGAACCATTCATTTGTTTGTTGTTTATCTTCAATCAACTTAGCAAAATATAATGAGTGGAGAGATACTGATTTAATTTATACTGCAACTTGGTTCTTAGATGGTGTATTATCCGAATTTATTCAGAAAGCAAAAAACATGAGAGGATTCGAAAATTCAGTTGCATCTGCTGAAAAGGGTAGAGCATTAGGATTAGGAGTTTTAGGTTGGCATACTTACTTACAACAAAGAGGTATTCCATTTGAAGGAATGGAAGCACAATTCGAAACTCGTAAAATCTTTTCACAAATTAAAATCGAATCAGATAGAGCTTCAAGAGATTTAGCAACAGAATATGGTGAACCTCTTTGGTGTAGAGAAAGTGGATTTAGAAATACTCACCTTAGAGCAGTTGCTCCAACAGTTAGTAACTCTAAATTAGCTGGAAATGTATCTGCTGGTATCGAACCTTGGGCGGCGAATATATTCACCGAACAAACTGCAAAGGGAACTTTTATTAGAAAGAATACAGAGTTGGTAAAGATATTGAGAAAAGCAGGTATCAATAATAAAGAAACTTGGGATAAGATTTTAGAAGATGGAGGTTCAGTACAAGATATCAAAGAATTAGATAAGTGGTGTTACTTAGATGGTAAAATAGTTCTTTGTAAAGATATCACTAATGGTGATAGAGAAAAAATCTACCCTGTCAAGGATGTGTTCAGAACATTCAAAGAAATAAATCAAATGGACTTGGTTAAACAAGCTGGTGTTAGACAACAGTACATTGACCAAGGAGTTTCATTAAATCTTGCATTCCCTTCGATTGCAACACCGAAGTGGATTAATCAAGTTACATTAGAGGCTTGGAAACAAGGAATTAAAACTCTATATTATATGAGAACTGAATCAGTTCTTAGAGGAGATATCGCAACAAGAGCGGTAGACCCTGATTGTGTTGCGTGTGATGGTTAATTAAATTTAGGAGAAAAAAATGATAACAGTAAAAAAATTCTACGCAGATTGGTGTGGTCCATGTAAAATGTTAACACCAATTATGGAACAAGTTAAAGGAAAGTTTTCAACAATCAATTTTGAAGATATTGATATTGATTCACAATTTGAAGTTGCACAAAAGTATTATGTAAGGTCAGTTCCTACGGTAATTATCGAAAAAAATGGTGAAGAAATTCAAAGATTCGCAGGATTACAATCAGAATTGGCATACACAAATGCATTAAATGAAATCAACTCGTAATATTCTTAGAGGAGAATCGCATCCAAGAGCAAAACTAAACAATCAACAAGTATATCAAATACGAGATTTATACGAAAAAGGATTTAGTTCTAATATAATTGCAAGGAATTTTCATATAAGTCCTTGGAATGTAGAAGAAATTGGTAAAAGAAAAACTTGGAAACACTTGTAAAATTCAAATATTTTTCGTATATTTGTATAAACTTAAATTAATAATATATGGCAGGAATAAAATTTATCCACACAGATGATAAAGAAGTAGTAATAAAAGGGACTCCAAATGTTCCAATTAACAAAAGTAAAAAACTTAATAGTATAGATGGTTCAGAAAGTTTATTTTATATTGAAACTGAAACGGCATTTAAAATGAAATTAGATTCAAAAGTAGATTTTTCTAAAAAACATCCACAAGATGATAACTTTTCGTTAATTACGATTCCAATTAACAGAATTTAATATGACGGTTATAGAAGCAACCTCTCCAGGTGATGCTTGGGTAAAAGTATCGAAGCATTTATTAGAAAATGGAGTAAAGGTAGGAAATCTTACAGAAGAACTCAATGTAGTTACTGAAATTACAGAATTCAAATCAGATGATTGGTTTGATGGTCACTTCAGAGAAATAATGGGTGATGATAGAATTGATTTTGCTAAGACAGTAACCTTTCTTAAACCAGAACAAAAGAAATCAGATAATCCATTTTTTGAAGCAGAAAAAGGATTGGATTATAAATTCATTAAAGACCATTATCATCAATCTTATTGGGGTAGAATGGTTAGTTGGAGAGGTGAATTCAATCAAGTTGAAAATGTAATTAAGATTTTAAGTAGAGGACAAGCAGTAAAAAGATGTGAACTTATTATCTTTGACCCTACTAAAGATGCAAGGAACCCTTATTCTCAACCTTGTATGTGTATGATTGATTTAAAACCAAGAAATGGTAAATTATATCTCACATCAATACTTCGTTCAAACAGAGTATCGAAATCAGGTTATGCAGATTATACTGCATTAACAGAAATGGGACATTTCCTTGCTGAACAAAGTGGATTAGAATTAGGAAAAGTAACTACACTTGCTTGTTCATGTCACATCGGTGATATGGATAATGAAAAAAAGAAAACAATTAAATTGTTAGAAGTATTAGGTAAATGAAAGTACACAAATCATTTAAGTTTGAACCCAATCCAAAATGGGCATGGGATTTCAAAAAACTTTTATTAAATAGATTATCAGAAATACCAGATGATTATTCATTATCATTTTCTGCTGGTATAGATTCATCTATGTTATTATATGGTTTGATGGAGTTAGGTAAGAAACCATCTCAGTTACTTACATTTCAAGTAGAGAATCACGATACAAATGATTTAATTTATTCTCGTAAGATTGCAAAAGGATATGGTATTCCATTACAAATTGTAAACATACCTAAAATAAATAAAGAAAGTGCATCAAAAATAATAAAAGATGTTATTGATAGAATTGGAATATCAAGAAAAATAGATATTCAATGTTGTTATGCATATTGGTATATGTTGCATTATATTTCGACTCAACATTTAGTTGCTGGATTATATGAGGATGTTATATATGAAACGAATGCCAAATTAAGTATTAAATATAGAGATATGTTACGAGGTAATGTTACACGAGAAGAATTTGATAAACATTATAATGACCATCGTAGAATGTGTTATGAAGATAAAAATTTTAATGGTAATGTTCATAATCATGTATCAATTAGAAAATACATAAATTCTTTTGGAGTTACTTTAGATACACCATTGCAGACAGAAAGTATTTACAAACATTTTCAGAATGTAAATTATGAACAAACTAATTTTAAATTTGAAGATGATAAAATAAAAGAAAAGAAAAAATGGTTTGTAACTGATGTATTATTTAAAGATGAATTTGAAAGATTTGGTAATGCAAAAAACAAATCTAACTTTCATACGAAAAAAGAAAAAGGAGATATAAATACACTTCATTGTGAAATATTTGGAGTTGAAAAGAAACAACTTATATCTCATTACAATAAAATTAAAAACGAAGTGCAACACGAATGGTTCTAACTCCGATAGAAGAATACAAAATAAAAGGAAAGACAGTTCATGTCAAAAGAGATGATTTAGTTGGGGATGGTGTGAACTATCCACGATGGGCTAAGATTGAAGGTATTAGAAAGATTATAGAATCTGATTATATCGATAAATCAAAACCACTAACACATCTCTCAGTATATGGAAGTTGGACTGGTTGGACATTATCTAAGATGTGTAAAGAGTATGGTATTGAATTTATTTCATCTTATCCAAACTCTAAAACATATCCACCTCAGATATTAGAAATCATCAAAGGTAATGGTGCAACATTGAATCCAATGAAACCAAATATGATGAAACTACTTGAAAATAAATTGGGTGGTATTGCAAAAAAGAATGGTTGGCAACAATTACCGTATGCTTTCAATCACCCAGCATATATAAACTATATGCAAGATAGAATGAAACAAGTTTTGGAAAAAGAAGATTTTGACCATCTTGTTGTATCAATTGGAAGTGGTGTAACTGCATCTGGTTTGATTAGAGAATTTTTACAATATAAAGATTGGAAAGATATTCTAAAAAATAAAAGACAAGTTCATACAGTTACAATGTCATCTCTTACATCTACTCAAAAGATTTTAAATGAAAACAAAGCAGGTGATTTAAATAATATCCACATTTATAAATCAGAATATGATTTTGATGATTTTATGGATGAAGTTACAGATTACCCATTTGATATGAATGAATTTTGGGAGCGTAAAATGTGGTGGTGGTTAGAAAATAACATAGAGAAATTAGATGGTAAGATTCTATTTTGGAATATAGGTGGTTCTTATAGAAAATCATTAAACTTAAAATAATGCACGGAGGAGAAGATTACTTTGAACAATTTTATGGAATGAAACCTTATTTAGAAATAAATGAGGAAGAATGGCAAAACATAAAAGATATGTACACCAAAGATGAAGTAAAGGAAAAACTTGCAGATTTATGCATGACATATCCTCTACCTTATCAGACAGAAAAATATACAGAAGATGATTGTAGAGCAGATTATTTTAAACTAAAAGGAATTCGTTGGAACGAATTATTGATAGAAGGAAAAGAATGGTTTCAAAGACAATCACGAGAATCTAAATACCCACTAACTTATGAAGGTAAACCTCTTTTCTTTAAAAGATACAATGTAGGAAATCTTTCAAGTAATTGGTGGCAAGAAAAAAATAGATGGTCAATATGTTCGAGTGGTTATCCAGGTCCAGCAAGGACATGGAGAACAAGAGCATTTATGGTTACTTTAATGGGTGCTGCATATAGTTTGAAGTTAGATAAAATTGGAAAGAAAGAATTAAGATTAATGATTTCACTTCGTAAATATATTGCATCTCAACACAAACCAAATGTCACTAAATGTTTAACAGAATTTTTTGGTTCTGAGACCATGTTAGATTTTTCCGCTGGTTGGGGAGACCGTTTATCGGGTGCTTGTGCTAGTTCAACTGTAAAACATTATGTTGGAATAGACCCTCGTAAAGAAAATCATCCTATTTATGAACAACAAAGAGATTTTTATCAAAAACACACTTCTTTCTTTGAAAATCCAACAAAGGTAGATTTACATCAATCACCAGCAGAAGATTTTAATTATTGGGAATACCAAGATTATTTTGATTTGGTTTTCACTTCTCCTCCTTATTTTAATGTGGAACGATATGGTGAAGATGATACTCAAAGTTGGATAAGATATAAATCAATCCAAGCATGGAATGAATATTTTCTTCACAAAGCATTAGAAAAAATTATACCAACACTTAAAAAAGGTGGTAAGATAGCAATCAATATTGCAGATGTATATACAAGTGGAGGTGGTGGTGGAAAAGATTGGAAAGAAATAACACAACCAATGTGTGAGTTTTTAGAATCTAAAGGATTAACATATAAAGGATGTATCGGTATGGAAATGGCAAAAAGACCAAATAGTGGTGGGGCAGGTACTGTAAAAGCATCAGAACACAATGAAAAACAATATAAAGAAGAAACCTTGAAAAGTTCAGAAGAAAATCAAGATAAAACTTTTTGTGAACCAATTTGGATATTTGAAAAATGATAGAATTTTTTAGACATATATTTGGATTATGTGGTGAACACTTTCACCCTAATATTTGGACTGCAATGGCAAGTTCACCTTTTATCGTAGCAACAATACATTATATTAAATGTAAATGTGGTGGTTGGTTTACTCATAAAAAAGATTGTAAAAATTTGGATAATTCAAAATAATTTCGTATATTTGTACTTATGTATCAAAACATTTATTACCAGAGAGAAAAAAATCTAATCCACTTGTGGGATGACCAAAGAGGATATTCATCTTTTCCTTATACACGATATGCATACGAACCTGCTGAAAGAGGAGAATATACTTCTATCTATGGAGATAAACTTACAAAGATTTACAAGTTTAAAAAAGATGATACAAACCTTTTTGAATCAGATGTACCAGAAACTACAAGAGCTTTAGTAGATTTATATTCGGATTCCGATGAACCATCTACTGGTCATGTAATTCTCACATACGATATTGAGTGTGAAATGGAAAGTGGATTACCAGACCCACAAGAAGCAAAAAATGAAATTACTTCTATTGCACTTCATGATTCAGCTACCAATCAATATTGGGTATTGGTTATGGATAAAGATAATATTCTTGAAGAAAAAACTACTGATAAATGTATTGTAATTCCTTTCAGAGATGAAAGAGATATGTTGATGAAATATTTGGAATTATATGAGTATATCAACCCTTCAATAGTGACGGGTTGGAATATTGATTATTTCGATACACCAATGTTATATAACAGAATTAAAAGATTATTAGGACAAAGACAAGCAAATAGATTATCACCAATCGGACAGTGTTTCTGGTCACCTTATAGAAAAAGATATTTTATGGCAGGTGTATCTTATTTGGATTATATAACATTGTATAAGAAATTTAACTATGGTGAACTTCCAAATTATCGATTAGATACAATAGGACAAATTGAATTAGGTAGAGGTAAGATTGAGTATCAAGGAAATCTTGACCAATTATTTAAAGAAGATATTGAAAAGTTTATTGAGTACAACTTAGTAGATGTTGAGTTGGTAGTTGAATTTGATAAAAAACTTCAGTTCATTGATTTATGTAGAGGTATTACTCATGCGGGTCATGTACCTTATGAAGATTTTGTTTATTCATCAAAATATCTCGAAGGTGCATTACTATCATTCCTTAGAAGAAAAAATTTAGTTGCACCAAATAAACCTGCTGATAGACAAGAGAGAATGCAGGCGATTAGAGATAACAACGAAGAAAAGTTTATTGGGGCTTATGTAAAAGCACCAATCGTTGGAAAATATGATTGGGTATATGATTTAGATTTAACTTCACTATATCCTTCAATCATTATGACTTTGAACATTTCACCAGAATCAAAGATTGGTAAGATTCAAGATTGGGATGCTAACAAGTTCGTTAAAGGTGAAGTTGATACTTATTATATCGGAGAGGATTCTATTTCAAAAGAAAACTTAAAAAAATACTTAGAACAATCAAAGTTTTCAGTTGCTTCTAATGGTGTTTTGTATAGAACTGATAAAGTTGGTTGTATACCTGATATTCTTAATCTTTGGTTTGACCAAAGAGTTGAGTTTAAAAATGAAATGAAAAAATATGGTAAAGCAGGTAATAAAGAAAAATATGCCTTTTACGCGAAAAGACAGTTGGTTCAAAAAATTCTACTCAACTCTCTTTATGGTGTTCTTGGTCTCCCTGCCTTTCGGTTCTATGATGTGGATAATGCGGAGGCAGTTACTACGACAGGTCAAACAGTTATTAAATCAACTGCGGATATGGGTAATATCAAATATAACAAAGAACTTAATACTCCTAATGCTGATTCTAACATTTATATTGATACTGATTCTGTATTCTTTTCCGCAGTTCCTTTGATGGACAAAAGAATCCCAAATTGGAAAGAACAAGACCAAGATACAATTGCTGGTTATGTAAATGAGATTGCAGAAGAGATGCAAGATTACCTTAATGATTTCTACAATATACTTTCAAAAAAAGTTCTAAATGTTGATAAAGATAAACATAGATTAGAGATTAAGAAAGAGTATGTTGCTAAAGCAGGATTGTGGATTGCAAAGAAAAGATATGCCCAATGGATTATTTCAGATAATGGTGTACCAGTAGATAAACTCGATGTAAAAGGTTTGGATGTTAAACGAAGTAGTTTCCCTAAGGCATTCCAAGAAATAATGGCAGATGTTCTTATATCAATTCTAAGAGGACAATCGGAAGAAGAAATATCAGATAAAGTTTTGGCATTTAAAAAATCTATGATAAATCAAGATGTAGCTGTCATTGCAAAGAATTCAGCAGTAAAAAATCTTAGAAAGTATATGCCAAAAGGTAAAAGAGAACGATTCTCTATAATGAAAGGAACACCTGCTCATGTTAAAGCTGCAATCCTTTACAATGATTGTTTACAACATTTTAATGCACCATTCAAATATGAACCAATGAAAAATGGTGATAAAGTAAAATGGGTTTACCTTAAAGATAATCCTCTTGGAATCGATGGATTAGCATTTACAGGTTATTCAGACCCACCAGAGATAGAAAAATTTATTCAAACTTATATTGACCACAATAAAATATTTGAAAGAGAACTCAAACACAAACTACAAGATTTCTTCGATGCAATCGGTTGGGGAGATGTTGTGAGTGAACAAAGAACGGCTGAAAAGTTTTTTAGTTTTTAGAATATGAGATTATTATTAGGAGATTGTTTAGATAAACTGAAAGAACTTGATGACAATAGTGTAGATAGTATTGTTACAGACCCACCTTATGGTTTATCCTTTATGGGTAAGAAATGGGATTACGATGTTCCTT